GATAAGACCGTCAACGCTTTTTCCTGACAGCGCCGTCAGTGTATCGTCCAGCGGCTGCTTGCCCGCCAGTTTATTCAGTACAGTGGTAGCAAAGTTCGGATCGTTACCCAGCGCGTCCGCCAGTTCCTGCAGCGTATCCAGCGACTCAGGTACGGAACCGACCAGTGCAGCAATCAGTTTACGAACAAACTCAGCGTTTGCAGTCTGAAGTCCCTTAGCGTCATCTGGCGGCGTCGGTGTGGTCGGCGTTCCAGTGAATGCCGGACTGTCCAGCGGGGCTTTGGTCTGTACCTCACTCATGACAGCTTTGACCGCCTTTGGCGTGGCTGCCAGCGCTTCGCTGTCACTGTCCGTGGCACTGCTCAACTGAACTATGCCTTTTTGAGACGTGGTGCTCTCCTTGATATCAAGACTCCCTGCAAAAGCCGCAGCCTCGTCTCTAAATTGTTTGGCGTCAAAAGCAGATTCACTTGCGCTGGTGCTTGCAGTTGTCGCCTTTTCCACTTCTCTTTGAATTGAAGCGGTGATCTGTGCTGATGTCTGAGAGGCCGCTTTATTTGCAGCGTTATTTGCAGCGTCTTTCGCTTCTTCGCTGTATTGACGCGTGGTTTCACGAGCAGCAATAACCTCGTCTCTAAATTCGGAAATTTGAGATTTGCTGGTATCCACATCCAGCTTTAACTGGTTGGCATCTGCCGCACTTTTTGCAGCATTTGTAGCGTGGCCGCCAGCGATTTCTTTCGACTCGCTGGCGGCAGCGGCGTTTTTAGCTGATACAGTTTCAGAAGCAGCCGCCGCCTCTCTAGAGCTATTTGCGGCTTCGGCATATTTTTTTGCTTCAGCAGCGTCGTTTGCCGAAGATAACGCGCTTAATGCCGACGCCTTTTCACTTTCAGATACTTTAGCTTCTGAGGCTGCTGCGTTGGTTTCAGACGCTTTTGCAGCCGCAGCACTGACTCTCGACGATGCGGCATTTTCTGCTGCGTTGGTTTCAGACGTTTTTGCGGCTAAAGCGCTAAATTCTGCTGCACTCTTACTTTCTGCTGACGAAGCCGCACTTTGAGAAGACTCATCAGCTTTGGTTGATGCGATGGAGGAATATTGGGAAGCAGATGCAGCACTTGCGGCAGCTTCTTTAGCCTTATCACCAGCAGCATTAATTGCTTCTGTATTATCTGTATACCATTTCAAGGCAGCATTGTGTTCGTTAACGATTTGAAGAAGTGATTTAACAGCTAATTCCGTTCCATCCTCTCGCTCAATCAAGACTTCATCTACAGCCGTAAGCCAGCTGCGCATAGCTTTAGAGTCAGTCGACATACGAGTCATTAGTGCAGTAAATCTCGCACTAAACTGTGTCAGATCGCCTTCATAAGTCGTGATAATGCGACATGGGACATCTGTCTGCGTTTCGCCCGTATACTCCTCGACAAGAGTAAGACTGGTGTCGCTTTGTACACGTTTAATTTCGTACAATTTGTTATCAGGCCCAATAACGATCATGCCCGGAAGTACGCCATTAGAGGTGACGTTCCAGAATGTACTCGTCCCGGTCAACGAGCGACTTCCACTTGTAAACGTTACAGTACCTTCCCTGTACCACATAAAATCTCCTTAATCTGGCTGGCATGAATACCAGCCATAAGTAATTACCTATCTATTTTGTCTTATTCAAAAAAATTTTTCTACAGTGAACATTTCATGTACACATAAACGAACTCTTATTACCCCCAAAAAGGCAATCATCAACTCACAAGAAATCCTGATGGGGATGACTTCGTTGTCGTGATTTGTATTCCACTAGTAACATAACCTGCTGCTGTGTTCTGGACTGCCACTTCAATCCTAAATGTAAATTTGATATCGCCACCTCCAGAGTACATAGGCTTAAAAAAACTAAATGGGTTAGATTTACCTGGATTTAAGACATCCTGCGTAACATAGCCAGAAGTTACGATCTCCACGCTTCTCCTGAAAATCTCCCCCCCATTAACAGAAACAATCAGCGTACAAAGAGACCATGCGCCATTTTTACCACTACCCTCATACACCACCCCAGAATAGAAGACAGGTGGGATAGATATATGACGATCAAATGTCTGATCATCAAGCACAGTCACCGTTCTTTCTGTGGCATATCGTTTGTCTCCTATTTGTTGCAACGCGGGGAAAGTGACATTGTGGATCTTCACTATATCTCCAATTATTCTTTCCGCTTTTAACGTCCCGTTAATAGTACAAGTATCAGCAATAGTAACGTTATTTAACGTTCCTGAGTTTGCATCAATATTTCCTCTAAATTTGCCGTTATTAAATTCAGGAGTTCCATCTTTGCGAATACACCAACCTGAAACACCTGCAACATAGTCGTAGGACTGAATTACGTTTCCAATTTTTGCATCAGAAATCGTACCGTCCTTAATCCATGCACCGTTCATATAGGCTATGCCGTTTTCGATAACGAAAGGCGTTGTGACAGTTCCATTGACTGAGTTAACCAACCCAAAGCGATCGGCTTGTACAAGGAACTGCGAAAGACCAGTGCTATCGATACCTAACGCGATACCTGCGACATATGTCTGACCACCTGCCGATGATGTTTCCATTTTCAGTGTCCAGGCTGCTGATACCTTTTTATTCGTGTCAGCAATAGCCTGAGCCTGTTCCTGAATTACAGCAGAATTACCATCAACCTCGGCTTTAATGGTATCAACTCGTTTACCAATGGCATTGTCAGCCTCCGCTCTAGCAGTTGATTCTGACGTTATTGCCGCACTAATATCTTTCCCTGTCTGGGCTTGCAGATTGCTAATTTGGCTTGCAAGAGCTGAATCCGAGTCGGTTCGTGCTTTCGTTTCAGTTGCTACAGCGGCTTTTATATCTTCGGCAGTTTGAGCTTTAAGAGTGCTGATTTGGCTTGCCAGTGCGCTATCAGCATCTGTTCTTGCTTGTGTCTCGCCAGCGACAGCGGCCTTAATATCATCCCCTGTCTGTGCTTGTAAACTAACAATCTGGCGTGCGAGCGATTCATCAGCTGTTACTCTTGCCTCTTGTTCAGCAATAATTGAGGCAGAAATATCATCGTTTAACTTAGTTTCCAGTTTACTTATATTGGTTGCCAAAGCCTTATCGGCTTCAACACGAGCAGTTGTTTCTTCGGTAATAGACGCTTTAATGTCCTCACCTATTTCAGCACGAATTTCCTCTACTTTCGTTGCCATCGCAGTCATATCATCTGCAAAGGCCTTTTGAGTAGTGGCAATTTTCGCATTGTTAAACATCTGCTTATGCTGATCTTCATCTTGTCGCAATGCCAGATCAATGTTTGTCTTAGCTAACGCCTCAATGTTCGTTGTAACTTCAGAACTTGCTCGATCAATTTCAGCAACCGTCTTTTTCATCTCTTCAACGGCGGCAACGCTGTCATCAACGGATGACTTTAATGCCTCGATCTGCTTCGCATTTGCATTATCTCCTTCGACACGAGCTTCTTTTTCTTCTGCTACGAGAGCAGAAGCATTATCTATGGCAGCCTTGGCGGCATCTACAGCACCTGCTACTGCCTTATCCTGCTCGGATACTTTATTTTCCAGCTTAACGATGGCTGCGTTAGTACTGTCTAATTGTTCTAACGCATCATTTACTTTATTAATCGTGCCATCAATTTCGGATTTGAGTTCAGTTTGTGCTGACTCCAGCTTATTACTGGCGATGGTAAGCTTACCATCCAGCTCACTTAGACTATCCTCCATCTCCTTATAAATTTCATTTACGGCATCTTGAGACGCTTTCGAGTTAATATCTTCCAGCAGTTCCTGCCCCAACTCCGAAGACGTGATCTTATCTTTCAAGAATGAAAGGATATCTTTCGTCATCGCCTCAGTACCCAAGTTTGAGTTGGGTGGACTAAGCATTCCTCGTTTGTTTGCAGCTTTGACCCAATAAAACCAAGTCTCACTATCGCCAAGACCAGAATGGGTAAACGTGGTGCTGGCGGCTTCTGCAATAAGCGTTGCCGTATCTAAATCGTTTGTTCTTGATGCGTAAACGTTAATGTGATCAAGGTCAACTGAGTCTGGGTTAACCCAATTAAGCACAACATTACGATAGTCCCCAACCGCTGTAAGAGACGTAGGTGATCCGGGTGGCGTCATCGTGCCAAGAACTTTATATACGGTACTGATTATTTCCGTTTTCTTACCGCTGAACGATACCGCATAGAGCTGGATGTCATACTGCCCATTCTCGGCAATATTTTCTATCTCATACTGTTCCTCATTAACGCGAGCAGACTGCCAGTTGGATACATTATTTTCATCCGAACGGCGCCAGCTTATCCAGTATTCGGTAGACTTCCCTTCCCACGTCGCAATAAGTTTAATCGACAGATTACCAGGGCTGGAAATATAAGTTCCCTCAGTAACCTGTAGATTTGTAGGCTTTGAGTATGTTGGATCAAGTACCGTAGTATTTTGCGGTATTAGCGTAGCGCCATTATCGATAGCCTGGTACTTTGACGGGTTGTTTTGTACTACCGTTACATCAAAAGAACCTTGATTATCACCCTGGGCCACATTAATCACACGTGCACACATTGGTTCGAGATCAGGTTCGCTGATCATCCACACGCCATTCAAAACAGGTTTATCACCCTGCAAAAGAGGCTTAGTGAACGTTACTTTGGAGATATTTTCACCTGTCTCCAGAATATCTCGCTCAATTAATTTGCCTTTTTCATTCACTATGCGAATGAAGCTATTGCTCTTTTTCAGAGATACTGGCGCGTCTAGTGTGATGCTGTTTTGCGTAAACGCCACGATACGGCCTGAGTTTCTCTTACCTGAGCGATACTTATTTTGAATAAGTACAGTTTCGCCAGGCATTAAAAATGCTGCATCAAGGCCTGCTGTAAACGTTATTACATCGGACTCCATCCTTGCTGTATAGAGCAACCAAAGCCCAACACGGTGCGCTTGTCCGCGACTTGTACATCCGAATGCAACAACTTCAGTCTTACGTTCGCCGTAGCGACGCATAGCCTCCTGATCTTCGACATACTCAATGTTCTGTTTATAGCCGTCATCCTTGTTGTTATAGGTCACAAGCGCTACTGACGGGCGATCTTTTCTAGAAGAGCCCTTATGGCTAAACATGCCATCTTTAACGTTGGCATTAGTGAACATCATTACCGGATCGGACGGGCTATCCTGCATGACATTAACCATACCACCAGCCCAGAAGACCATACCTCGGAATGCGCCGGCAATATCCTGAATGAGACGATAAGCATCTTGACGACTGGTTATCTGGGTATTGATAGCAAATCGTTTCTCTTTACCGCCAAACCCATCGTCTACTTCTTCATCGCAATATCGACCTATCTGATACAGTTGCCCCAGATCTATCATCGACTCACTAACAAATTGACCTAGCCCATATCGATGGTTTGTCAAAACGTCAAAAAGAATCCATGCAGGGTTCGATGAAGAGATGAGCTTAAATGTACCGTCCCATACACCAACATAAGAGTTTGCGCTCTCATTGTAGTTTGAAGGTACACGGATTTTCATTCCGCGAACCAAATAAGAGCGGGATGGCATATTGCCACCGAACTGTTCTGAATTGACTTTGAGTCCGACCAGTGCAGAGTTCGGGTAATTCATTGGCGTATCGACAATCTCGCCGATAGAATCAACCCATATATCGTTATAAAGATATTGCGATGAGCTGTCATCGGTGATGCGAATTACACGTACTTTGTATGCGCGACCAGGTTTAGGTAGCTTAAATTCATAGCTACGATAATAAACACCTGTCTTTTTGGCAGACAGTGAAATGATGATGCTATTTTCACCTTCTGCAATGACATCCTGAAAAGTTGAATCGCCATTGGCAATCTGAAACTTGTACTGGACAGTTGTGCCGTTCGTATCGCCAGACTTTTGATCGATGCTTCTTAGCGACGGGTATTTAAGGATAACCCTCACACGATCGGCTTCGTCGTTATCAACAGCAACGGTGACTTCATGTGTCTTTTTCAGCTGTATATTTACGGACTTAGGCGTTTCGACGAAATCGAAACCAGTCATTGGGGTCTGATCTTGCGAACCGTCGCGGAAATCCCATGTTATACCGCTATAGTTAGTCGAACCGTCCTCGTTCATAATTGGCAAATCATCAATGAATATCGACTTTGCTCCATCGACAAGCCCGCCAATAACGCCTTCACCGAGTAAATCGAGAATTGACGCCATAGCGCGAGAATTAACAGTATCGTCAGCCTCAACCGGAGTACGACTTGAGCCACTGCTTTTTTTACCACCGGCACCTGAAATTAAAAGCGGTAGCTTTTTCTTCTTGAACTGTTCCATGTTCAAAAAATCCTTTTACATCAGTTGATCGATCGTGATGGAAGAACTAACCACCTGAGAACCGACCAAGATTTCCTCTCCATAAATAAGCTGTACGGGGTTTCCTTGGTTAGTTGTGTTTTGCGGACCGTCGAAGTAATACGAGTCCTTGTTATCTGCCTGACGAACAGCCTTGTTAGAGGCTTGTGGGGAAAGAAGCTGTGCTACACCGCCCATCATCAAGGACAGACCAAGCGGAGCAAGTGCTGGGACAAAAACAGCGGAAACAACAAGCAAAGCAGCCCCAACAAGAGTCTGAAACCAGCCAAACGCTTTACCACCGCTTCCACGAGGAACCGGTGTTATTCGGATCTTCGCAATATTGTTCGATTGCCCCATCATTTGGTATTCATTCTCATCAACCGACCATTTTTTCCCCTGCTTATTAGTGATTTGGATATGGTACTTGTCGTAGATTTTGATGTTGCGCTTCATCCATGCTTTAAAGCCTGGACGATTGGCTTCAATTAAATCCAACGCCTGTTTTGTGTTACTAACTTTTAAATGCCAATGGCGGCCGAAATGCTTGGACATAGGTCCGCCAAGTTGCACATGTACTAACTCAGACACGTCTCATCTCCCTTGAGCAAATCCCTGTGGCGTAGATGATGGGTAGTATGTTTCTGGTACATTCCACCGTAATAAGCACGACAACTAAGACGATCGATCTGGTGATGCAAAATCATGTCGTTACCGATATACACTGCACAGTGATCAGGCATTTTCCCGTACTGAATGAAAAAGATGTCACCGCGCTGGGGCTCCGTTCCCGGCGCCAGACGAACAAGACCTTCGTTACGGTAATTCTGATCTAAAATGTCGTTATCACCCGTGTACCATGACGGGATATGCAGATGGGCATTGGGGTTAAGCTCAACATTAAACTCACGCTTGAGATAGTCACGACACAACATCCAGCAATCGAAAACGCCAAACACATATGGGCGCCCGAGATAAGGCATTTCGAAGCCATCAGGGGTAATTACATTCATCTCGCTGAAATGAAAATTGGCATTACCATCCACATTTTTTCGAACAGCCAGAATCATCCACGGAACCTCAGTAGCCTCACATCCAGCACGATCAGCGTCAGAAGCATCTGCTGACTCGTCAGTATGTGAATGCCAGATAGCGACCACCTCTCCTGCATCTTCTGCGGCAATGATGTCATCGACATGCATGACGAAAGTGTTTTGTGGGTTATCCGACACATTACGCGTTTCTATAAAGCGATATTTATCGCCGTTAGTACGCACCAGAAAACCACATGCTTCATTGGGGTAACGATTGATGGCGCAAAGATAGATTTGCTCCATAACGCCAGATCCAAGCTCAGATAATGATTTAAGACCCATAACGCGTTGCTCCAATAAATCCGCCAAAATGAATTACGCCATTGGCAAAGAAGTTGCGGCGTGCGTTACAAGAGTCATATCTCTTAGTGCAGTAATCCTCGCCTGACATAGTGGTTTGCTGGTTATTTTTGTCGAAATACGGTCCCGTATATCCGCATTCTGGGCCTCGATATTTCCACGGACAGGTGTTTTTGATGATCTGCCTGTTTGGAAGCTGTACTCCCATCAGATCGAACACACTAGACAGCTCGAACTCAACAACCTCATGAGTTTCGAGAGTTTTCTGTTCAACAAACCACATTTCATCTGGGAAATGTTGATTGGGATCGGCGGTTGGATTGCCATCTTTGAAATTTACTGCATCAAGAAACCGCGCAAGCGTCTGGCGTCGTGTGACTTTACAGCCAACCAAATCGTCGTTAGCCTGAACTTCAGCAGATACAGCTCCTTCAAAGTTAGAAATCTGAATTTTTGGTCGAGGCAATTTACCCTGACCAGTTTTATCAAAGCCTGACGCTTTAACTGGCCACGGTTCGTATGTTACGCCTTGCCAAACCACTGGTTCGTTCAGTTTGTTTGTGCCGGCATGAAAGTAAAGCTTGCCCCCTGAAGTAGTGTTCGTCATATCCAGCTCGAACAACTCAATGAGTGCGGAGGGCGATAAGCTTTGAATATCAGCTCTAATACCCATATTTCTTCCTTGAAGTTACGTGCGCCAACCTCCTGTTAGCGCACCATCATAATAATAGATAAGTACATACTTATCTATAGGTGTAAATTAAGCCTCATAAATTTGTCTAAAAGTAGCGGTAAGAATTAGATGCCCTTGATAACGTTTTACCGAGTGGCTATCACATACAACCACCATTTGCTTACCACGCGGATTAGTCCAGTAAAAAGACTCTATCGCCGCGCGTTCTGTCAGGAAATCATCTACTGCGTTAATAACCTCATGTGAACGAGTAAATGCCAAAGCCCACTCTTCTTTTATACGATTAAGTCCTTTCCCCTGACGTTGTTCGTAATCATCACCAAAATTTAATACAGATACACTCGGCTTTACCGTCTTCTCCGACTCGTAGTCCGGATACCAATTAAATGTCTTTCTTTCCATGACTCTTCCTTTAAATGCCGCCAATAATGGGCGGCATTTACTAGTTACGATTAGTATTTGGGTTTAGTGAACCGCCGCTCCGCTTCTCTTCCGCAATAGTATCAAGGACAATGGCTTTAATCTGTCTTGCTGCGCCTCCCCATCTGGCTTCATCCATGCCACTCTCACTTGAACTTCCGTCACTGTTAACATTAATCGCAATATGGACAGGCGAAAAAACAGAGCCTTTCCCTGCACCACCTGTATTTAGTGTTACAGGAATAGAGCGACCATCAGGTAAGGGGACAAAAGCTTCGTTCATATCGCCTTCACCGTAGATTGCCAGCTGTGGAGAATCAGCAATTCCGCCTTTCTTGTATGCTCGCAATGGAATCACTCCGTCTTTACCGAAGATGCCGCCATTAGCGAACTTAGGAATGTTAGGAATACCGCTAGTTCCATCAGCAGCTGATCCGGTGAGATTGTTGAACCCTGAGTTAGAGCCGGAGGAACCAGATCCGATGTTATCGAAGCCACCACCAGCCCAGGCTGATACCAATCCGGAGGCTACGGTTGCGCCAAAACTTAACCATTTATTGCCAGAACCAGAGGCACTAGCGCCAAGCATGGCGAACGAGGCAGAAAGAGCGCCGGCCACCGAGCTAAGATTTTGCATGGAGAAGATGGAGGTTTTGACAGCTTTGGTTTCTGCGTCTTTAGCTTCTGTGCTACTGAACAACCCAGACACCCAGCTACCGATCGCGTTATTCGCTGAACCGATCGCATTAGCTGCCTGCTGTGTGGTCTGCCCTAAGCCAGATACCGAGCTGGATGTCTCCTTCGTAGCTTCACCTACAGACTTGTCACCATTAACCGTATTCATGCGGACGCCCTGGTTTGAGACTGCCGATGCTACACCTGCTAATAAATTGCCATTTTGAGAATTCCCAGCTGCCGTTGTTCCCATGCCCAGCACATTCATGAGAGGTAGAGTGATCTGCGTCTTAACAACCATGTTGGTGATGTCACGGAGAATGGATTCTGCCAGGCTGGAGAAGTTCATTTTCCCTTTCATGACGAAATCGGTAAGCGTATCCGTCATGTTACCGAACAGGTTGCTCCAGCTATTTTCCAACTGATCGGCTAGATTTTCATATTCCAGTGCCAGCTTCTGTGTAGCCGTACCGGTTTCTTTGATGAGCGCGGTGTTGCCTGCCGCCACCAGCTGGTTGATCTGCTTGGTGTATAGCGCCACGATTTTCGGATCAGAAGCCTGGTCCCGCAAATCCATCAACGCCTTCAGATTACGGTTGTAGGTATCGTTGAAATCGGCCACTTTCTCTTCGCGAGACGGCTTGTAACCCGCACTGATGATGGAATCGGATTCCGGCGCCCAAGTGGAGATCATCTGCTCGACGTTGCGGCGATTGAACATCTCGCGATAGTCGTCGCTCGCGTTCGCCAGGTCAGCCAGGCGTGACTTGGCTTTGTCGATCATGTCCTGAGTGATGAACTCATTCGGTACGGCGTTGGCCAGTTCGGTCAGCGATTTGGTGGTATCGCGGAGAGACTGATCAAACGACACGGTCGCTTTTGAGCTTTCACCCATCTGCCCCATAAGCTGATCGGCTTTATCCAGAGCTTTCTGGTAGCCGGCCACCAGCTTACGCTGCGCATTTTCTTCCTTCCTCGCGGCACGCTGAGAAGCATTGGCAGTACGCTGCCCGGCTTTTTCCGCTGCTGCGGCGTCCTGCTCACGCGCTTTTGTAAGCGCTGCGATCGCTGCTGCACGTTCCTCATCGCTCATTTTCTCCAGAGAGCTGGCGCTGGAGGCTTTCTGCAGGTTCAACTGGGTTTTGAGCTGTTTAGGACCGATGATCGGCTTGCCCTCGAAGTCCATCATTGGCGTACCGTCTGGCAGTGTGCGCTGGTAGGTCGCGGAGTCCATCTGGTTCCGCATATACTGCGCCAGAGCTTTCTGGGCCGCCTTATCGGTCGTTCCCAAACCCAGAATGGTTCCCTGGTTGGACATTACGCCCTTACCGGTTTTCGCCGCGTTATCACGCTCGAACTCCGCCTGAGTCAGCTCCTGAGCAACAGCTTCAAGATGCTCCTGATACCCACGGATGCTGCCTTGCAGCTTCTGAACCTGCTCGGTGTTCCCCTCTTTCTTCGCTTTCTCCAGCATGTCGCTGAAGTGGGCAATTTGCTTCTCGGTGGCGTTTTTACGAGAAGACAGGTCGTCGACAAGCTTCTGTGCAGGTTCCAGATAGGACTTGTTCACCTTCTCGCGAAGTGGTGCGAGTAGCTTGTTCTTCTCGTCGTCCGAAAGCGATTTGTCGTCGTTGATTTTCTGGATCTTATCCAGAGCCTCCTGACGGGCTTTCACAAATGTTGCAGAGAAGATCTGGTTATCTGCTCGGATTTTCTCAATCTGGGATTCAGCAGCCTCTTTTGCCAGACGTTTGGCCACCGCGCCATCACCTAGCGCCATCGTACCCGTGGTTTTTTCGTACTCTTCCTGATTTTTCTTCAGGCGAGCCTCAACAACCTCTTTGGACTCCTTCACGGCGACAGGGCCAGCCACTGTGGAGTAGTAGTTCACACTCTCGCCAGTTTTAAGCGCCTGCTTGTCTCGCTGGATCTGCTTTTCAAGCTCGGCTGCACGCGCTGCCATCTGCGCACGCTTGGCCGCCGTCATCGCCTCCGGGATTTTGCGGATCTCATCCACGACTTTAGACGTTTCGTTGCGGAGCATGGTCATATACGTGATAAGACCGGCTACAGCCACGGTAGCTACGGTGAACGCAGCACCAATGGGGTTTGCTGCAATGAACGCAGTTAGCCCAGCAAACGCGCCCTGAAGCCCCGTAATCGCGCCACGGATAGCGAAGATCAGCGATGGGATTGGAGCCAGCCCCATACGAGCCGCGCGATTAAAGCGGGTGACAGCTGTAGCGCCCAGATTGAACGGAGCCTGTAGAACGGTCGACATCTTGGTAAATGTGTTAACCATTTGCCAGGCTGTACCAATCACGCCTGCAATCCCGGCACGCATCAGCTTGAACGCCACCATTGCAGCAACGACTTTGCCCAGGCTGATAACCAGTTCCTGGTTTTTAGCCAGCCACTGCGCCAGTTCGCGTAAGCCGTCGATCGCCGTGGATAGTCCGGAACCCAGCGAGTTAGCGAACGAAATACCTTCAGCGCTGTTCATTATGGAGGCCAGCTCTTTCATCCCTTTTGAGAGAGAATCCAAATAGCCCGCCTGACCGACGCGATCGGCAAACAGCGTAAAGGAAGTTTGCAGTTGCGCCAGTGCACCTGTGTAGGTCTGCATCATGTCTTTGGCTGCGTTTTCATTTTCCGCCCGCAAACCAACAAACATAAGCGAAAGAGCCTGCTTCGCTTCAACAGTACCGCTTGAGACAGCTTTAGTAAGCTGTCCCATTGTTATACCTGCAGCATCAGCCATAGCTTTCATTGCGTTAGGAACAGCTTCGCCTAATTGTTGACGCAACTCTTCCATCGACACAACGCCCTTGCCAGACATCTGTTGGATGGCAATGGCTGCACGTTTTAGCAACTCACTATCGCCACCAAAACGAGCTACTGAATCAACCAATGCCTTCAACGAACCATCTGTAGGGTCTAAACCAGCAGAGCGAAACTTCACAAACGAATCGGTCAAGGCTTGCATCGCAAACGGCGCATTCTGGGCCATATTAACGATGTATTGCATGTCTTCGGCCGCAGCTTTGCCAGGGTTGTTTTTTTCCTTATTCAATCCACGCAGCATGACACGCATTCGCTGCATTTCAGCAGCCGCATCAATTATAGGTTTCTGCCACCCAAACAGGATATCCGTTACCGTTCTTGCAGCATCGCCTATTTCACCAAGCAGGAAAATATTGCCTCGAAGACCAGAAAACATCCCACCTTCATTACCTCTCCCTCTATGAGCAGAGAATTTACTATGTCTGCCATTGCCGCCAATTCCTGAACCGCCATCTCCTCCAGAGGTTCGTACACGTACTGGCTTGCTGATCAAATGCTGACGATCGATAACTGCATCCATCTGATCACGAACTTTTTTCAGCCCCTCGGCAGCCTGGTTAGTCGTTACGCCCCAATTGCTGAGTCGCTTAGTCGTGGCATTCAGACGCGTATTCATGCCACTGACGGATGAAGAGGTCTCTTTAATCTCCGTACCAAAGTGTCTGGCGCTCTTGCTCGCGAACGTAGCCCAATCGGAAAACTCATTAAGTTCTGACTGGACCTTACGAAGTGATGTAGTTAGCTTATTAACAGATGAGGTGGTGGTGTCGACGCGCTCAATAAGGTTTTTTAACCCAGAATTGAGGCTTGTAATGTTGCTGCGCGTCCTACGCGAAGCATCGGAAATAAGCTCGAAGCCAGCAGCTACATCCTGTAGTTTATCTGCCGTTGCTTCGAGCTTGGATTCCAGAACGCCAATGATACGGGAGACCGAACCCAAAGAGCGTTCCAGATTGTTAATTTTCTGAGCAGGCTTCGTTGCCTTCTCACCGAATTTGGTAAGTAACTTACCCGCCCGGTCTATTGACGCTGTAAACTTCTTGTCTTCCAGCGACAGGATAAACTCTACGTTTTGTGACATTCCCTTGTCATCCTTTGCCAAAAATTTGCATCAGTTGCTCTTTGGCGTCAGGGTCTGCCTTATCCTTACGTGGATCGTAGACTTTATCGGTAACGACTGGTCTTCCAATCCTGAGTTGCAAACCCTCCATGAACGCCTTCACACCATCGCCATCTGCCTGGGCGACGCGAGCGACTTGTAGATTGCGGACATCCTCTTCCGCACGTAGACGGTCGATGTTGCGACTGAGCATCCAGAACATCGTAAGAGGGACGCCCAGCAGCTCTATTGGCGACACAGCGTAGTGAGCAACTACACGACTGAAATAGAATCCAAGATCTATCGAGACGGTCTTTATCCCGGATTCATCGCGGGAAACTACTTTGCCTCTTCACCAGCCGCTTTTTCGTTCTCTTCATCAATCACTTCCATAGCGAAGGTGAAGATCTGCTGAAGCTGCGGAACAGTCAGTTTTTCCAGCACTGCATCAGGTACGGATGGGATTACCTTGCGCACAAGATCGGCATATGCAGTAACCTGCTCTACCGGGGACATATTTTGAATATCTTTGCCTTCCATCTGTTTGATGGAAACAAACAGACCAACCGTCATTTCAACGATGGGGTACTCCTGACCGCCGAACTTAATACTTTTTTTCGGAGGCAGAATAGAATCGAGATCGAGTAATTTGGTCATTGGTTAAATTCCTTTTAGAAGCGAGGCTCTTCCTGAGCCTCAACTTAATTAACTAGCTGCATTTACCGTTACAGCTTTGGTCGCTTTCTTATTGCCGCTATTGCTGGTGAAGGAGATGTTCGCAGAGCCTTCAGCTACACCACGAACAAGGCCACCCTGATCTACGGTTGCTTTATCTTCATTTTCTGAAGCCCATACCCCACTTTTATCGCCGGCATCAGCAGGGGTAATTTCAGCAGTCAGCTGTACAGTTTCACCAACCTTAACCGTAGGTCTTTCAGGTGAAAGAGACACAGCCTTAACCTGCTTTGGGCCGCTCATTTTCCCCAGAACACCGTCATCATCCGGATATGCAGTGAACTGAACGGAGAAAACGCGAACATCATCAGACTGGTAGGTCATGGTGAAGTTGCCTGCAGTTGCGGCTTTCGGAATTGTCAGAACGTAGTCGGTCGTATCCTGCGGGGTCAGAATCAACTCTTTAGCAACGTCGATCAGGTTGACGCCCTGGGCAGAAGTAATGGTCACAGAATTGTCTTCTTCGCTCATGGTTGAACCTGGCATCAAATCGACCATGTTCCGCAACACAGACTCAGCCAGCGGTGCCGTGATGGTAATGTTACGACCCTGAACAAGTTCAGACATAGTGGTCTGACCATGCTGGTCGACAGTAACCTTCAAAGTCTCAGTCGCAACCTCGACCTGAACACCGCCTTTGGTGTAACCCAGATCTACACCACCAAACGACACTTTACATGCGCCAAGTTTGATGTTTTTTACATGGGTATTGGACATTGTTGGAAAACTCCTTTTTCCGTTAAATCAGCACTTTTTGCGCTCTCGATAAGTATATACTTACTTATTTTATTAATTCAATAAATAGCCAGCAAATTCAACAGGAATACCTGACTCTATTAACGCACCTTCGTTTTTGGGATATGTGATAGGCATAGACATTGGCCTAATCAGACGAAAATAAACATTATCGGCTATCGTTTCCTCTACAGGGAACATTTCCATAATTTTATTAGCCTTACTCACAGCTCTTGTTATCGTCGAGTTACGCACGATAATTGTAAAGGAGTCGTGGTAAAACCCTTTCAGTTCATGATCAATTGATATACCCGTATTTGGGTTAATTAGCAGCACGCCTGACTTTACACTGGCAGGCATGTAATGGCAGAAAATATCTGTTCCTACAACACCTATTTTTGCCTTCTGCATGAGACTAGCAAATGCTTCGATAAACACATCAACCTCTCGTAAAACCTGCTTTCCTTGCCGCTACAGCGATCGTCTGTGCGAACTGTTTTTCACTTATCTGAGTGGCTCTTTCAAGGAATAAAGGCCCAACTCGCGGCTTCACTCCTGCTATTGGCGGATTGGTGACACTCTTCATGCGAGAAAGATAGCCAAGACGATATTTTCCCAACTCCATATACTCCGCATAATCACCAACCTCAACTCCTGGGTGCTCTTCTCGCGACTTTGCGCCTGATACAGACAGCTCGATACGTAGCCCTGAATATCCCTCTTTTATGACACGAGCAAAAATGGCACTTTCCAGCGAACCGGTCTCGATTGGAGCCATTGCACGAGCCAGACGTTCGACCAGTCTGGAAAGTTTCTCCATATCGCGGATCAAGTAGCGCTTGAAGGCTTTCTGGCTGTTATTAAGTCTATCTCCGGCACGCTTAAACTGATGTGCATCATACTTTAAACCCATATATTTGCCCCCACTTCAAGATGCCCAGGGCGCCCACGCAGCCCCCAGCGACGATGTACACTTGATACTTTCAGTTTCTGCCCTTCAAGAATCAGCACATCATCCAATTGCACTGCTGCTTCAAGTGGAATAACTAATACCGCATCGAACAACTCCAGATTCGCTTTACCACGACTACCTGAACTATCAGCTCGTACAGATGATTTTTCGTTGCTTTGTTCAAATTTAACTACGCCTGCGTTCGTCTTTCTAATGAATTGCAATTGTGCTTCACCGTAAACATTTTTCGAACCAAAACGATAAACTGATAATTCGGTTTGCCATGAAATATTCATCCACTTTCCCTCGTGATGATCGCCACACTTAATACCAGGCAAAGGCGCGATTTCTCGTCTTGAGCCGTTTGACCAGAAGTAAATTATGTGGCGAGCGCTACGCACGGCGAACAATCATGCGATTGTTGATGTAGCTGGTCAGCAGCCGCCAAGTACTGCGTGCCACTCTTACGTTTGCCGCCTTACCGGTTCTATACATATTGGTGGTTTCACCAATAGACTCAGACAAGATGCCGTCCTCTCGTGCTGCCGCCACGTCATTGCCGTTAGCGATCTCGCAGGCTTCGTTTACCACGGCCAGCATCAACGCTTCCTTGAAGTAGTCCGGTAATTCATCAAACTTATCTTGTGTCATTCGCTCCCAGTCGACAAGATCGTGACGATATACACCATCAACGCCCCACGGAATGTCATAGACGTTCAGCATATTCTGCGGGCGCTCATACCGGTCGAAGTCGATACGCAAAATCTTACGAATGGAAAACGGCAGTGTTTTGACTCGTCTGGTGGCTTCGATAAGACGTTTGCGCATCAACCCTTCGCCATCTGCCAGCAGCGTGTCACCATTTAGCATATCAATAGCTTGCATCTGAGCATCAGCCACTGTTGCGAACGATTGCCCAGGGATTAAAAGCTCAAAGTTGTTAAGCAGAACGTACATTTTGCGTTCTTCATGCGTCAGCCCTGAAGCAGTCGCTTTAACAATCACATGACGAAGATCACGCTCTTTTTCAGAAAGCTGGTTGTGATCGGCCGACACGACAACCGGAATAGACATCTGACCTTCGGTAATCTCAATTGGCTCATCACTTATTAAGATACTCCCTTCACTGTCTTTGACGGTGTAAGTGGCCGACTGGATATCCAGAATGTTAAATGAAAATGAAAGAGAAACAGCTTCCCCACTACGGTACGTGTCGATCTGCGCCATCACTCACCGCCCTGTGCATTCAGTATGCTTTCAATCATTTCACTGATTCCTTTAGCTTTAACGCCGATCTGATTGCCTATCTGACGCAAACCTGCAATACCTTCGCAATCAGCGATAGACTCCAGCTCTTCACGGGTAAAATGTGGTAATGGTTTGTCTGTAACTTCATTAGCACCACGCTGCATAGGTACAATATCAGGGGCGACAGGCTCTACAATCTGATCCGCAACAAGCTCATTACGACGACTATATGCCGCGGAAGGGGAGACATTTATCCCATCTTCGGTAGAAGCTCGCATTGACGCACAAATCCGCTGCTGATCGACAAACGGAAGATCTATTACAGATATACCGTTTTCAAACTGAATGCCGCATAGAATTCCCGTATAGCCCACAAACTGGGGTTCTAATAAACGAATTTTTGCTGGTTTCATAGTTTCTCGCTTATGAGCGGCAGTGCCGCCCAGGTAATATTACGCAGCTGGAGATTCAGCTACTTCAACAGAAACAGGTTTTACTATTAGTTCCACCGTTTCTGACAGATTTGTTTCTATGTCTGTTGCAGTAATCTGGACTGTCCCAGGCGCTACACCAGTAACCAATCCAGATGTGCTAACGGTAGCGATCTTGGCGTTAGCGCTTTTCCACGTAAATGAACCTGCACTTTTGCTCATAGTGATATCTGCCTTTAATTGCACTGTCTTCCCTACCAACACAGATGGCGAAGTAGGTGTGATGGTTAAGGTTTGAGTAAACGGAACGGCCTTGAGACAAGCAGCAAGATAATTCTGCTGACGCTCGCTTAAAGACTCGTTAGAAATGGAATTAGTAAATACTGCTCTACACATGTGGCCTGTATAGTCAGAAAATGCTTCTTCCGTAATTTTCATCTTTCGTTCTGACATTCCTCGCTCCTACAAAAAGGGTGGGCGCTTAGCCCACCCTTAAAAGTAGATAACTACATACCTACCAGTTAAATTAAATTTTAACGTTAGTTAGAGCGGCAATCGCTTTGTCATGCTTGTTCGCAAGAGAGCAGTACCACTTAACACGTGTACGAACGGCATCTTTGTTCTGAACAGTACCAATATTCTCAACTACGATACCCGCATTCTCACCACCGTACAGACCAGTCACGCCATTTTCTTCTGACAGATGTAAACCGTAAATGTCGGCAGCCGAACCGTCTTCAGTTTTTGGAATAAAGTCGTTAATAATAAACGGAATACCATTATGACACAGCATAGGGCGACCGAAGTTTTCCATCATAATTTCTGACGGCCCTACGTTAACGGTACGAAGCAATGCGCGATACGCACGCAGATGCTCAGAACGCATCATGATACAGTCGGCACCGAGATCTTTAATTGCATCGACCAGTTCATCAAACATGGAGAAGGTCATAGATGCTTTAGCAATATCGATTTTCTGATCGTTATGCATCAGCTTAGGAATGCCATCGAACGCTTTGGTATTCTCGGTAGAGTTACCCAAAATCAAATTACGACGGAACGCACGAGCCAGACCTTTCACTTTCTGGCGAACCTGGATCGCCAACTGGCTGTTAGTATCTGACATTGTAGTTGCCAAGAATTTATCGACATCAACGTCACCTGCCAGAATACGCAGCTTCGCCACATGCTCGGTGAAGGTTGCCGCGCCTTCGGAGATGGTGTCGTTCACATCAATGAAGGTCGCTTCGCTCAGGGTAGCTTCACGGTTGTAAAGGTACGCTTTGGAGTCGATCTTCATGAACGGCAGAATGGCGAACAGATCATCGCGGTCGATAATAGTTTCGATCACGCCCTGTTCGAGTTCGTTGTTAGACAGCTTTTCAGCTTCTTCACGCAGTAATGGCATCTTTCATTTCCCTATGATTAAGATGTTACTTGAGTCCGATTTTCCCCAGACCGGAAGTCAACTTATCCATTGTCGACCTGTTCTTCGGCTGGTTAACTTTATGGGTCGGTTTGCTGTTTGAACCGGCACCCTGCTTGGCTTCGCTGCGCATCAATGCGTCAGCCTCCGGATCAGCACGCAGAATGCGCTCAATCGCGGATTCGAACGGTAACGGCTTACCTTCGCCGTCAACCAGAACTGCACGTTCCTTCTGACCGGCCGGCTTGTCATAACCAACAACGCTACCGTCTTCACCCACTTCAAAATGAGAGCCGTAGATAACGCGTGCTTTCGCCGGTGTCATCAGAACCTTTTCACGCAGGAAGGTAGAGCCGCTGAATGAGGCGCCGACAGTCATTTCGACCAGCTGGGCTTTTAAGGCAGCGTTTTCACTCTCCAAAGCAGAGAATCGTTCGTCACGCTGTGCCAGCTCATGCTGATGAGCTTCGATCATCTGCTTTTTGACAGCATCGAACTCGCCTCGGCGTTCCAGTTCAGCTTGCTCCGCCTCACGGCGTGCATTTTCTGCGGCTTGTTCGGCGTCCAGAAGCTGACGAGCACGCGCCGGGTCAATGTCACCGTACTGCGCAAGCTGATCGGATAATGAACGCTCTTTTTCCTTGCGTTTCATATTCTCTTTCAGCAGGTCAGCGCCAGCTTTCTTAGACTTACGCAGCTCGGCCAGCAACTCTTCAGGAGTCAAACCAGCTAAATCGTCGTCTTCACCCTTCGGCTGCTCTTTTTGCTCACCCTGTTTACCTTGGTCTTTGGTGCCCTCCTCGCTATCACCAGCAGGAGCACCAGCACCTGTACCACCACGCTCATGCGATTCGGCTACATCCATCAGGCCACGACGGGCCATAAGCATTTGCCACAGATTCATAAAAATTCCTTTCGTTACTTATCACTCGGTCTCTTGAGTAGATGAGTCCCCCATTCCCTCGGGGTTTTCCTGCCCGCTTTCTTGGGCCTTGCCATGATGATAAGTAAGTACTGACTTATTTTCAAGGGTGTTAAGATCATTTTTGGGCGGAAATTTCAAGAGATCTTTATCGAATTCTTTTTTCATCGCTTCGGAAATGTTTGGAAAGACCTTTTCAATGAGCATTTCCATCTGAAGCCGACGTACAGAATCAGGTGCCTGTAATAGAGCCAGTTTCTCAGCAACTAAAAATTCGTCTATTAGACCGCGAATATCAAAACTTTCAGGGTATGCGATGAGAGAGTGGTCTTCGTCAAGCTCGATCCCCATCCATTTCGCAGCCAGCAACATCATCTGACGTTCAGCTCTTTCTAGACGCTCCGCTTTTGTCACCAGCAAACTATTCACACGCTGGAAGTCATACATCTTGGCCGCGCCAGAAGAGTTATCGATACCTTGTGCGTTATCCTGCTTGGTCCGTTCGCCGGCAACACCAACGGAATGGTAGATCTCATTAATTACCGTCTTAATAGTAGTTATGATCATCTGTGCCTGTTTTGGGTCTGGCGACAGATAGAACGGCTGATTCCCCCCCTCAGAATCGTAGGTGAAGACGCGTTTTGTCCCCATTTCTAGTACTTTGGTGTGGTTATCATCCCCTGGCAGTAATGACTGAACCGGAATCGCTAACTGGCTGAATGTCTGATCCTGAATAATTGCATCAAGATTCGACAGATAGTTAGCAACGGCGCGGTCAAGATAAGCGATATCATCTATCAACGACGGGCTAAAATATGGAGATTCGCTCTCCCCAATGCAGTCCACAGGGAACACAGGCACAACGCCGAGATTATGTTCACCACAATCTTCAAGCACCACTTTTGTCTGACGACGCCCAGCTCCCTTCTTCATCTCTTCACGGAAAAGATACCATTCGTTTTGAGTCCACAGTCTATAACGCTGGTATTCCTGACCGGAAGAGGTGAAAGGGTCTTCGTCATCACGCGCAATCTCCACAATAAGCGCCCACAGCATATTGCCGTCTTCATCCCACGCAACGTCGAGTAATTGCTGTGGTGCAATCCAGTAGGCGTAGGCGCGAGCATCTTTCTGCTTCTCATCCGCGATGGATTCAACATTGCCATTCATGGTGCTATCGACAACAACCCAGATACGGCCATAAATAGAAGACTGTAGGTCTATAGCCGCCATGAAGGCATCAATGGAAGAGTTCTGACGTGTAGCTCGTTTCCAGAAATTTCGAATCTGTTCAGGCGCCTCTTCCTGATTACGATGAATATCCTCTTTAAAGAGATATTTGTTGATGAGATTCACTACTTCGCGAGTGTGATTAAAACGATAGGCGCGTTCCAGACGTTCTTTGAACTCCTGATCTCCCTCTTTAAAGTATCGGAAGATATTGTCATTAAACCAGGAACGCCCGCCAGCGTAGGTACTGGAGAGAAAATCCCAATGCTCTTTTTTCTTCTCATATTCTGGGTGGCGCCGTGCCACCAGGTCTTTTATTTGTTTGTCGGTAAATTCCATTTTCTTTATTTCCATTTATTAGGTAAGTAATTACCTATCTAGATCCACCAAGAATAACACGATTTTTCACCGGATACCTACGATGAACTGGATAGCCTAACGCATCTGCGCTGTGTTCTATACCGCCAGACTTATCTATATCGCGCGAACCTGGTTTGTATATGACTTTTTCAAGAGAGTCGATGAGATGTTTACACTTCGGATCGATATACAATCGTGTTTCACCAGAAGCACTCATCAACATGCGGTTAACCGCATTCACACGATCTGCGATCGGCGGATGTTTCTTCGGATAATCTACGCGCAGGAACCCCTTCTCCTTGAAGATATCAACGTCTGATTCGCCTCGCGCGTGCTGACGATACGCACCAGCAGGGTCAGGGAAAACCGTGACCTGTGATTTCCAGCGCCAGAATCGACGCTCCAACTCATCGCACACTTCTGCCGTGTTGGAAGAGAACAGCACAACCTCGTCCACGGCCCACAACTCACCATTTGGCTGCGGCTGTAGAATAACTGAGGACATCGGGTCGATATTGAAGTCCTGTCCAACCCATACCGGTAGTTTTGGATTGAATTGTAGTGGCTTCACATGCACGTTTCGATCAAACGGGTAATAAACACGCCCGGACATGTTTTCGAAGCTTGCAAGATACTCCTGAGCGAACGACTTCGGGTCCATATCATTCTTCGCGGCTTCGATTTCCGCAGTCGGAACGAACGGAGAGTCGGCGGTAACAAACTGCCAGCTCTTCCACTGGCCTTTGCGTTGCAGTTCCTTGTTCTGTCCTATAGTCCACAGTTTGTGGAACTCCGAGAAACCTTTCGGTGTACCGATGATAAGCGCGCCACCGCGAGTAGAGGACAATGTCGGACGAAGCACCTTGTACCAGGTGTCAGCCTTCATATCCTGAAACTCATCAAGAACTACGAAGTGCAGCGCAACACCACGGAGCGTATCGGGTTTATCGGCGCCTTTGAGCGCTATTTCCGATCCGTTCTTCAACACGATGGTCATCGTGGTGTCGTTTTTCTTCCGAACCCATTTACGCGGTAGAACTTCCTGCAGATCATCCCATAAGATCTGGCGAGCCATCTGATATGTCGGTGCAACGTACCAGACGCGTTGTTTCTTCTCTTTGGCTGCCGCACGGATGATGGTGGAGATCGACAGCCGAGATTTACCCCAGCGTCGACCCGCACACACCACTTTGAAACGATGTGGAGACTGGAAGACTTGCATCTGCCCAGAATGCAGCTGCACGAGACTCAGAGACGACGGGATGGACATAATCAATCTCTCCCATCTACTTCATCGCTCAACGCGCTAGAATCGCTATCAGCTTCGCTCAGAGCTTCCTCTTCAAGTGACTCAAGCAGATCATCATCAATCGACTCAGGCTCATCTTCTTCCTTACGCAGCTGCGCCACCTGAGATGGCGTAAGTTCGCCAAATACCAGGTTTGGAATTTCTTCTTCGTCGTTTTCTACACGATCCATGCCTAGTGCTTTCGATGAGATATCGAAACACTTAGCAAGCGTGCCACTTGCACGCTGAAGACTCTTCAGATCGTCTTCAATAGCAGCGAGAGGTTTGCCTTCCTTTTTAGCAGTAGCAACCTCGTGCATCACCATACGACCTAATGCAAAAGCCCAGTCATCATAGCGAGTACGGCGTTCTTCGATTTTATCTGCACGCGCTCTTGCACGCAGTTCAGCATCGGATTTGAGTGATTCTCGTACCATCTTTCCAACGGAATCGGCACCTTTCTCTAAGCCGCGCTTTTTAAAATGTCTGGATAGCGTTTCACGACGAATGCCGTACTCTTCTTCCAGCTTTGAGAGTGTGTACTCGCCTGATGTCCACTTCGCTTCGGCTTCAGCCCACTCAGCTGGTGTCAGGCGAGTTTTACTCTCGTCTTTTTCTACAGTCATAGATCCCTCTAAAACACACAGAGCACATCCTTGTGCTCCTAAACAATTTGTTTATAGATATTTCTAACTAATTTGTTTTCTGGGATGCTTAAATCAGAATTGAGTATTTTTCAAAGCCTGCTTCCGTATATATATTTAATAAGTGATTTATTATTTAGTATACGGAAGCAGGCTATAAACTGACTCCCAGTTGAACTTACATCACCAGTAACTTAGCTCTTGCCCGACCTAATGTTGTCAGCCCCAGAGTGCGACGGTAGTAACCAGAGTCATCGCGCTGGCGACATATTCCTTTCTCAACCAGCCCTTTTTTCACCAGTGCGCGAATCGAAAACTGCATACTTTGTTTAGTTGTTTTGTACGGAAGCACTTCCAGCAATTCATCCAGATCGAGCAAGTGGCCACGTTCATGACCTAAATTGATGGTTTTGATGATGTCTTTTTGTTTGTCGGTTAAAGTCATAGCAAATCCTTATGCCGGTAAAGCAATTTCTAGAGGTTTATCAAAAGGCTGTTTATCAAATGCCAGCAGTGGTAGTGTGTCTGGTAATTTTCGACCAAAATCAGGGTTGCGATACACGCCATATAGCGGAGATGTGAAGCTCAGATTATGAATATCCTTGAGTAGTTTCACGATACTGGCCTCATCCACCAGACTGTCGGCAATGTCCTGAACTGTGGTACCGCGATTACGTCCAGCTTTGGCAAGAGAACTGTTCTTGTGATAGTCCGCAACCAGATCGCGTAGCGCACGACGACGACGAGGTTCGCTCATAGCTAATAGTTCTTTGACAATCGCTTCGTTATCGCCAGGGTCTGAACGGAAATGGCGCTGGAATACACGTAGAGCACTTTCATAGCTCTTCGGACGCTCAGGACGGATAAACTGGAACCCTGCTTTCATGGCGAACGGGTTGTATTTGCTCATTGACGACTGGATCTCGATGATTGACCGGTCATGCATCCTGCTAACCAAGTTAATCATTCGATAGGAGACGCCGACACCGCGGTACTGAGTGTCCACAACGGAACGGCTGATCACCGCAAAGTTGTTGTTCACGTACCGACCCCAATACTGGTTGGCCACAGTGGTATTAGAGGTTGGCTTCAGCTTAGGAAACATGCGATGGCGAGGCGCCAGAAGCAGTTTCGGGTAAGCCATAACCACGACACCCACCAGCCGGCCGTCCAGTTCGCAGCGGTAATACGTTGGCGCGAACGGCTTACCATCCGTCTTGTAATGCAGCGACTTCAGCGCGTGCCAGTCTTCAACCGTGCCTTTTGTAACGGTCATACGCTCCAGAAAGTCCAGATGACGCGGGAACTCTTCCGGACGGTAGCGTTTGATGATGACGTCTGCCATGTCGCTCACCTGCGCTCAATATTAGCGTTGATGAAGTCAAGACGAAGTGACTCCATCGCTCCAACCATGACGTATGGGCGCCCACCTGAATGCCAGCAATCCAGAACGCTACCGTCACTATTGATAAGCAAAATCGCCATGCTTTGGCTTTTACCTTCTTTGGCATATTTGAGAGCTTCTTCAAGAAGACGTATAACCTCGGCATTGTTGTCATCAGTCTCTCTTGAGTGCTTCAGTTCTACAATTTTCAAATCAGGCATATTCAACCTTCACTCGTTCTTTGTAGTGTTTGGTGATCTGCATATCCGGGCGCAGCGCGTTCTTCAGGTCTTCGTGGGTCGTCGCCACCATTACCGTCGCACCAACCTTACGTGCGGCGCGCTGGAGATTTGAAGCCACAACCTGAGCGGTTACACGGTCGAGAACAGCTCCAAATTCGTCGGCTGCCCAGACTTTGGCGCCGGACTCAATCAGCTTGGCGATCTTCAGACGGTATTTCTGGCCGTCAGACATTTCGGATGGCTTGCGCACAAAGAGATAGGCATCATTCAATCCGGCCATAGATAGCAGCCCTAGCGCTTCGCTGGTGGTTTTCCCCAGCTGGTCGATGACGTTAACCTCATTGTCGAAGGTAAAATCATCGATGGAGGCCACAGAAAGCCCTTCATCTTTCATCTGGCGTTGCAGATCGCGCAGCACAACGGATTTGCCTGAACCGGATTGGCCGGTGATGTACACTACATCGCCCTGCTTCACTTCCAGCGTCAGATTGTCGTAAAGCGTCCACTCTTTTTCGTCCAGACCAAGACCGAACGATTCGGCAATCTCCAGCGTGCGCGTGGTTTTGTTCACGCGGGTCTGAAACGATACGTTGATGGTGTATTTGCTCATGCAGCCAGCTCCCCAGAAGAAACTTTCTCCGCATACGCCACGAAGGCATCTACCCCGCTCTCTCCCGTGATTTCTTCCATGTGGGCAAGCAAATCCCCAACCACAATGGCGGAGCCAGCAGGGAGCGTTTTAAAGCCCAATACGTCGATAACACGGACTTCTTCAGAGGCCACTTCACGACTGATCTCGGTGTGCTCTTCTTTCTGGCGTTCCGTTTCTTCACCCAGATCGAGCACCAAAGATCCTGTTTCCATTTCTTCAGTCATGCTGCCGACGAGAACGTTCAGCTCGCGCTCTTCAAAACCGAAGACCTCGACATCTCCCAGCACCAAGGATTCCAGTTCCTGCTGCAATTTGATGGCGTCGTAGTCAATACTGGCCAAGCGGTTGTCTTCCAGACGCTTCGCCTTCACTTCTTCTTCGCTCAGATCATCGCGCACGATGACAGGCACATGCTCAAGACCAGCCAGAAGTGCCGCCTCGCGACGACCGTGGCCAGTAATGATGACGTCGTTCTTGTCGATCGTGATCGGCTGGTCAAAACCGCGCTTTTTGATGGCGGCAGCCAAGTCGCGGATCTGCTGTTCGTCATGTTTTTTGGCGTTCATCTCATACGGGATGAGTTCTGTAGGGTTTCGATAGACGATTTCAAAGTTTTTGGTCATTACATACGCTCCTTGTAGTAGTCGACCAGCCACACCAAGGCTTCACCGGCGTTCTCCATTTCGTTACCGGTATTGATTCCCTGCTCTTTGATGATGGTTTTGATGGTGTCGGCGACGCGATCTGACGCATCAAACGTCACTTTGAAGCGCATCGTCTGGTGTTCAGCGCCGACTCGCTCGGTTTTCTCGCGTTTGTCCTCATCGATCGGCTCGTCATCGCCACGGGAGAGCGCTTCCAGCGCTTCAAGATCGATAACGGACGCTTTTGCGAGTGTTGCAGCCATTTCGTCGTCATACGGGGCGATATCGGACAATCGGTAGTCGATTTCAGACTGGATTTCTTCGATTAAGCGCTGCAAAGCGACCTGATCGTCTTCGCCGTAGCGCTCGTTATCGACCAGGGACATCTGTTTGGCTACCAGGTCGTTAATTTTGCCCACAGAGATGACTGGAACCGTTGAAATCCCCTGCTCCATCGCGGCACGCCAGCGGTGTTCACCACCGAGGATCTCAAAAACGTCGCCGTCCAGCTCCCGCGCCAGAATTGGCTTAAAAAAGCCCAATTTTTCGATAGAGCCTTTCAGCTTTTCGAAGTTTTGCGCCCCAACGGAGTTGGTATTCCAGGGATTCGGACGCAGGTTAGCGACTTCCACCTGCAGAATCGTAATTTTCACATCCATAATTCTGATACAATCCATTGTATAAGTACTTACTTACTATAATAGCCAATTACCATACAAAAGGCACGAAGGAAAGAGATTTATGACAGTTCGGATTGTATCTAATGCAGTCAATGCGCTGATTTCTGGCGCTGATGACAACGTGAAGCGGCTCGTTCAGGAGATGTTAAGCTATGAGGTGGAGGCTGGTGACTGGAAAGGAACCAGCACGATGTTCAACTGGAGTAAAAACGCTTTCCCGGCTGGGTTTGCGAAGCCAGTTGTGTCCAACCTTCTAAAAGCCGGCATCAAATGCGTGCATGTCCGCAAGGAAAAAGCCCCCGCGCTGGGCAAGCCGAACCCGGTAGTTAACCCATTCCCGTATAACCCGGACTATGCGTATCAGGATCAGACAGTGGAAACACTGGTGCGTGAAGGGATGATGATCGCCCAGATTGCGACGGGTGGCGGTAAATCGAACGTAGCGTGTAAGGCAGCTGCTCGCATTGGTCGTATGACGCTGTTTTTAACCACGCGATCGGTTCTGATGTTCCAGATGGCAGAGAACTTCCAGAAATCCATCGACTACCGCGCGGAGAATGGCGAGCCGTGGCTTAAAGGGCAAAAAGTTGGAATCATAGGGTCTGGGGAGTTTCAGGTATCACGCCATATCAACGTCGCAACAGTACAAACCCTGGCCAGCTTTCTTGAAGAGCCTCCACGTGATGCTTCGTCTAGTAAAAAAACTTACCATCTCAAGCGTCGAGAACTAGTGAAAAACTTTCTTTCCAGCGTTTCACTGCTCATTCTTGAAGAGGCTCACGAGTCATCAGGCTCAAATTTCTACGATATCTCACGACTATGCATTAATGCCGATTATCGACTTGCATTAACGGCAACACCGTTCATGAAAGACTCAACTGAAGCTAACATGCGTTTAATGGCAGTAGCTGGCCGTATTGAGATAAAGGTCACAGAGAAGTATCTGATTGATAGAGGCATTTTAGCTAAACCGTACTTTCTTTATCATAAAATCGCGTACACTCCTGATGAGGCGCGAATCCGTTCTGAACTAGCATCAAAACATCTAAATTTCAGAGTTGGTATGAGTACCGCATACCAAAAAGCATATCAGTTAGGTATTGTTTATAATCTGGCACGTAACGACACCATCGTCCGTGAAGCCTTGATGTATAAAAGTCATGGTCTGAATTGCATGACGCTGGTTCGCTTAAAACGTCACGGACAAATTCTGATGGAAATGATGAAAGAAAGCGGTCTAAATGTCGACTTCATATACGGAGAGTCAAATCAGGCAACAAGACAAGCAAAACTTAACAGTCTGGCTTCGGGTAAAATCGATGTCCTGATTGGTTCAACTATATTGGATGTTGGTGTCGATGTGCCAAGTGTTGGGGCGGTGATTTTGGCTGGTGGCGGAAAAGCAGAGGTTGAAATGCGCCAGCGAGTTGGCCGCGGTCTGCGATCTAAAAAAAATCAGGCTAATGTATGTTTCATTACCGATTTCATTGACGTGTCAAATAAACATCTGATGTCGCATTCATATGAGCGGAAGAACATCATAGATACAACACCTGGTTTTGCTGAAGGCGTATTGCCAGTAGACAGCACCTTCGATTTTACTGTTTTGAAAAGAGAGTAATCATGAGCGAAAAACGAGCTACGTATTGTCAGGTTCCATTGACAGAGAAGGCAAACGACAAACTGGAAGCCTTTCAAAATCGATTGCGTGAACGGAACATCAAGCTATCTAAAGCTGAAATTATAAATTTGGTGTTATCAAAAATGACAATATCTGATTTTGACAAAGCAGCAACATCACTAGAGGCTACGACAAAAGCTCGTGAAAAGGTCATGAAGATTTATGAAAATTCACCTATGACCAAAGAAGATCTGGAGGACATCCTTAAACGTTTGACATAACTTATCATCTTTGCACCGCTCTACTTTCAAACTCCATCATGTGCTCGTTTTACACTTATGACGAGCACATGATGGAGAACTTATCAATATAAACCACTGAACAAATAACGACCAATACGCAGCCATCATCGAGCACTTGCATGTGATCTATATCAAGTTTTTATTTACAAATACCTCCGGCTGAAAAAAGATCTTGATTGGCTACATTGTCTGGGTAGGCTTATACGAATTAAATGTTACCTAAACTCAAAGTACGTGCTAGAGGTTACAATGGGACATCTTCCACTTAATTCTGATTATTTAAGTGCAAAGGATATCAAAGATACAATTTATATATATTACAAATCAAAAAAATCTTGTTTAAGTAAACTGACCAACATCATCCCACGTGAGAAAGGCGATCATAAGCTAATTAGTTACAGGTTACAGGCATCCAAAAAAGATGATTATGAGCATTATGTATATATAAAAGATATTATAGGTGACAGGACAAACTGCGGCATAATTTTCTACCCATATAATATATCAACTCTTGCAAATCTCATGCATGAGTGTAATGGGGTCAGATTTGGCAAACTTGAGTTGCATTCTAATCTTGTTGGTTATCCAAGTGCCAAGAATATAATCATCAATGCAACTTCCATGTATGGATTTTCGTTTTTATTTGAATCCAGAGATTCGTTAAAGAATTTTTTAGAGCTGTATAACAAAAGTATAGTATCTAAGCGGTTATATTTTAATGATATTTGTCGTGACATCAGAAGAAACGACTTGCTAGAAGACATATACGATAGATGTCATGCTATCAAACCTAACCATTGTTCATAAATATGATAAGGTACTAAAATCATGGGCTATAAATTTTTTGTTATAGGTTTTATTTCCGTAACCATGCTCACAGCATGTTCCACGTCTTCAGTTCCAGCAACTGAGGCAAAATTCGCACCACAGAATAGAGTGCTTAAATACCAGATCCCGACAGAAACAACATTAACTATTGTGCGAGATAAAGGTTTAACTGGTTCTGGATGTAACGCTACTATATTCATAAATGGCGACATTGTTGCCAAGCTTAAAACAGGTGAAAAGGCAACTTTCTATCTCAGTGAAGGTGAGTGGGTTGTAGGTTCATCTTTGGAAAGTTCTGGTCTTTGCGCCTTAAACCCATCAAGGATGGAGCGAGAGGTAAAGTTGAATAATGGAGACACGAAAAAATATCGAGTATATACATCATGGGATGGTACAATGGATCTATTACCTACAACTTTATAAATTTATGTCCACCACAGATATCACATACGGTATACCTGCAGAAGTCTGGCCTCGTGATTACTCCAGTATAGAGTTCAGTTTGCAATTTATGCGTGCAAAGGAAATTCCTGTAAGGGTCACGACAGATGACAGTCAGACGTTCTGTCTTTATGTAAACGGTCTGCTTACTGCACGCAACAAGCTAGATCTTTCTCCAGTTGTTGGAAGTAAAGAGCATCGCGTCCGTCTCCCGCTAGAAAGAGTAAGCACTATAGAGACAGTTACCACTAACGAAGTGGATAAGACGTTCACCGGTAGATTAACGATAAGTAACGAAGAGGAGAGCCACCGACCATCTCGCCGCGACTTCTTCAAAATTTGTCGTCAAGCTCATCATGAGCAAAAATCTATAAGAGTCTACATGGCTGACGGTCGTGAAATTGATGGGACTACACTTGGCGTCGATGCTTGCCAAGTGACAATTAGAATTGGCAAGCATCGACGAATGATTATTTTATTTGATTGGGTCGAACGTATTTTACCGATATAAACTATGAAAGTTATTTTTCTATCCTCTATGCTTTTTATTACTCCATATGCCGTTTCGGCGATGGACTATAAGCCGGTTATCCAGTCACTTATGAACGATGTTTGTTCATCGTCGGATAATGTGTCGATTTGCATGTACCAGTTCTCAGCAGGTGTTAAAGCAGGAAAAACAATTGGCGAGAATGTCGAACTATGTAAAAGTCTTTCGTCTGAAAATCGTAAATTACTTGAATGTGACGATAGCGAGTCTTCGGCAGATTTTATCGACGCGCTTTTTGAGACTAATCGCAAATTGGTCGAACCTTCTCAATAATCTATAAGGGTGATAACCGGACACGTCCGGTTATTATTTTTCATCGCTACCTAGTAGCTATTTTCACAATTAGCATCCTCAACACAAATATATAAGGGCGATATGCCAAATTGGGTATTTATTTAGGGAACACCTTCTTAAAAACTGTGTTTATTTCTAAGACATTGATTTTAAGATAATTAATTTTTTTCGATTACCTGACAAAAAAGACTTGCAAAAAAAACCGTTATTCGATAATTACTCACATCGAAAGCAAACATGCTAACGATACAAAAAATTAATTTTTAATTTTCTCAAAAGGATACATATCATGTCTAACTTCCCCATCTCTAAAAAATCCATTATCGAGGCTGCTTTTGTTATTACAGAAGAATTAAAAGCCAAAGCAGATCTCGCGGTCCAGACTTATAACGAACATTATAAAAATGGTACGCACACCAAAGCGGATAAAGCTAATATGATGGCGACGTCTACTAAGTTAGCATACTTTACTAACAATGTAGTAAACGCTGTCAATGATGATAAGTTATCGGGCGTTTTCTACTACGCGATTAAAGCAAGCAAACAAGCGCCAGAAGTATTTTTCCGCGAAGCTATGACTAACAGTTACTCGCTTGAAAAATTGGTATATCTGGTTACATCTATCAAAGCTGGTAAATGTGTTTATTCCGTCGCTGATATGTCAGGGTCTCGTGTATTCGCATTAGTTGAAATGATTAATGATGAAATGGAAACGTTCACTAACGGCGCAGTATACGATCTAATGAATGAAGCAAAAAAAGAATGCGAAGTTAAGTTAGACGCTGGATACACTCAGGCAAACCAGTTAATTAATCTTTGTGAACGTCTTGGACTGGTAGAAAAAATTAAAGGTGTTGGAATAGCGAAAGCTGGTACACAACAATACCGCTTTATCAAGAATGATTTCTATAACTATCTTGCCGACGCGTTCAAAGCATAAGTAGACGGATTAGGCGCCCATTATGGGCGCTAGTTTAAGGATAGAAGCCATGACCAGCTATGACCAGATCCGCGAAGAGTATCGCGCAAAGTATCGCGCTTATAAACTGGAATTAATCGACGATCTAAAAGCGCAACGCGATAAACTCAATTTTACTTTTACTGATTTGCTTAACAGCAAACGAGACTGTAAACGAAAGAGAGAATATTTGCGCTTGTCCGAACTAATCGGGAAACTACAAAACAGCATTTAACCACTGGCGCCCACTATGGGCGCCTTTTTTCGTTTTCAATACTCACACCATAACGCGCCATTGTTGGCGCGTTATCTTTTATCTGGCGCACACTCATTCACACCAAAAATAATCGCCATAAACGCGTTACCCTCGCTAGTTTTCACATACAGCTATACATACCCATAGCCAACATATAAAAACGCTTAAAATGCGAGGCCCGCAGCGGTTGTAATGGTGCTGTTTTGTTGTGTCGTTGGCGTGCTAATCTGGCGACGCGTTCACGCCATCCTTCGGGACGTGGCGGCAATAATGGCGTTATACGTTGGCGCTCGCGTATCATTATCACGTTGGCGCAACGTGTACGCGCTAACAGTGGTTAACTTACACATAGCAGATCGTAGCGCTGGGCGTATGCGCAAAAACAGCTCACGTCCACCGGTTGGTGACAATTGTTCGCCTCCCTCTATACAAATTTTTCCCATGAGGCGACCCCACCCGTTTCCCGAAAATTTTCTGGCCGTTTCTGTTGGATTGTTCGAATGTAATCTGGCCGTTCCTGAAGTTCCCCTGCGGCAGTTGATTGAAGAAAAGAGAGGGGCGCTTCCAGCCCCTCCCCTCTTATCTGCCAGTCAGGATATGAATGCGGTTCTTCCAGTACACCTCTTTCACGTATTCCCCGCACGAGACACTCCACGAGTCGATTCCTGCTTCGTAGGTAACGTTTTTGCACTTGATGGCGTTGTTGGCAATGCGCATCCCCTCCCCCACAGCTTCCTGTTCGGTAAAGTTGAATCCGGATTCCGTTTTAACCCATAAAGCGATCTGAGTGGCGAAATCGATGAGTTTAGACTGGCAGAAGCGACCGCTGCGTACCGGGAAGATGAATACGCCAAATCCCGAAGTGGAGACATACGCTTTCTCAAATACGCGCTTATGGCGACGGTTGCAGATAATGTCATTGGTGATCTGCTGTTTCTCTTTCCCAGACAGCTCGATGGTTACATTGTCACGCCAGGCGCCAATGACTGTCTTGTCTATATCTGAGAAAGTCACAAAAATAGAGCCATGAACCGGGGTGTTTACGGTAGCGATAAAATTCATGGTGATAATCCTCTAAACAATTTGTTTTCTTATTGGTGATAATTATCGCTATGTGTGTGAGGCATCAAAACGTTTTGTTACGGCAGATTATGGCCTGCGGTTGACTGGATAGTTCGGTAGCCTGGCGGTAAGAGGTGGGTGCTTTTAGCCTACGGGAAAGAGGATGGTTGTTTAAGGCCACCAGCATGGGTGGCCCCTTCTCTTAATGCAGCAATGCGATGTCGATTGAGTCGCCTGAGTCAGTAACGCGGATCATCAGCATAGCAAAGGCATTTAACGGATAGCCTGCGTGCCATTCAGGGAAACGATCGTCTCGCATGAAATCAGCAATGTCATACACGCTGTCCTGATAATGAAAGAAGCGAGTGTCGGTCTGCCCATCGAAATCGACGTGATCCATTTCCTGCTGCTCTTCCGGCGACAGGTCAAGCCAGGATTCCAGCCATACGTTTTCAGCTTTCGGGGTGATGGTGAAATCCGTCATGACTTATCTCCAATTACGCTTTCATACAGCTCATTCCAGCACCATTCATCTTCCGGGTGTTTAACAGTAAAATCTTCACTTGTGATGTTTAGCGCAATCTCCAGCTCAGCGGCGATATATGAAACAGGTTCTGAGAAGCCATCATTCTCAAAACAAGCGATCATATGGTCATTCAGAAAAACAGCTTCAGCACCACCATCAGTTTGTATAAAAACCAGTTTATTAACCATGTGCATATCCTCAATGCGTAAACATCTTGTTTTCTTGTTGGTGTAATTATCGCAATGCGGATAAGGTAAAAACATTTTGTTATCGGGGATAAGAAAGTGGCGCGGGATACGCGCCACTTGAGGGATTAAGCGAATACGCTTTCAGGCAGCTCCTCACTAACGAGCACGCCTGACGCAATTCGTAATCCGTATTGCCCTAACCATGTATTGCCTTGATTAAGACTGGATTTGAATACTTCATTAGATTTTGCCATGTATTTCTCAAACATGCCTTTATCAACGTTACGGAAATAGGTTTCAAGTTTGAGCAAAATCGGGTCAGATGCATCGCTTATAGTCTGTAACCCAACCGCATATGTGGCGTTCTTCTCATCGCCTGTACGGGTTAGCGTACTGATATGCACCTCGATGCCGGTTGAAGCATCTTTCACGACTACGGTAATACGAGCGACATTAGCGTCTCCCGCTTTGCCGGAGGCATAAAACAAATCCATTGTCAGATTTTCACGCAAAATACTCATAATCAACTCCCTGTTATTGGTCGATGTAATGTTATTATCATAAGTAAGTGCTTACAATACAAAAAACCCCGAAGGATCGACGGGGCTGTCGTAAATTCGACTAATCGGTGTTGCACATGACTATGCTATGGCGAGGGTTGTTGCGCGTTGAATTTCCTGCTGGGCGACCTTGTTAACTTCCAGTAAAGCCAACTCCAGATCTGACTCAGGCCAGATAACTTGTTTAGCCACCCAGCCTTTCCCACTATGGCGCCGGACGTTCATTACGATGCGCTTGCGAGAAGTTTCGCCGAAGACGACAACGGTCTCTTTGAAAAGTCGGATGGCTGTGCCGTTGGCCATAATGTCCAGTAAAGTGATCGAACCGATTACTGCAGGTTTGTCTTTGCGAGGCTGGAGTTTATCCAGCTTCAAAATCATCTCGGTATTCATTACACACTCCGTAAACAACTTGTTTTCTTGTTGGTGTAAATAATACCAGTGTGAAAACGGCCACCAAACGAAGCGTTCCGGCATTCAGCTGACCGCAGGCCACAATCACTCAAAAGCCACCAGCAGGTGGCCTATCTCTTAACATTCTTCGTCAGGGAATTCCTCTTTTATTGCGACCACCAACTCGCGTTTCTCTTCTTCCGTAAGCAGGTGCCAGATATCCTTCCCTTTGGGTGATTCCCCTTCTGCAGGGACGAACGACCACAGCTTGCGATACAGTTCCGGCCCTACAGCATCCAGACATTCAGCGAGAGAGTCGACGCTCCAGACTTCCACAATCACGGGCAGATCCATCATTTATCCTTTTTCTAAACATGTTGTTTTCTTGATGGAGTTATTATCGCAATAACAAACAGGTAAAAAAGAATTTTGTGTCGGGGAAAAGAGGTTTTAGAGCGAACAGTTAAGTTCACCACGGGACTAACTTTTTACATTATTCCGTTTATCACACCCCGCAGACCATTGCGCAGAATATTCTTCTCCCCGAAAACCTACTGAAATAACTTGAGACCAGAAGATGGTCTGGCAGAATAGAGTTCAGCATCTGCACGCAGCGGGGAAGAAACCAACCGCAACCCAACGGTGTACCGCCATACAATCAGCCGTCCCAGCGGCATTTTATCTCTATACCGACACACACCCTTTCCATGACGGGAACCCAGCCGTTTCCCGAAAATTTTCTGGCCGTTTCCAGTCAGGCAGCCAGCCTTTCGCCTTCTGGACACCATCGTTGATTCTCGCGGTGGTTCTATCACTCGTCCGACCGAAGGGATGTTAAGGGTATGGATACTATGGGTTGAATAAATGCGGAGAAAGTAGCGATCCCCCTCCTACCCCTCTCACTTATATATCTCTCTCGAAAAGCTCTTATCGACAGTTATATCTCTACTGTTTTTCTCTCCTGTGGAGGTGCAAATCTTCCTTCTGATAACGCTCCATAGGGAGACTATTTCGGTGTGTGAAATGGGTGGTTTACTCTCTCTGCCGGCGTATGTATTTTCGTTCTTCTTGAGATGGTTCTTCTCTGTATTTTCGTCCTGGTGGTTATCTTCGTTTTGCTGAGTTTTCTTCTCCGAGTATGGAGTAATGGCAGGTGCAATTTTCTCTTCGTTTACGTGAGTTGATGGAAGTGTGGGTAATGGCAGTGGGTGCTTTTCTTGTTTTCGTATATGGAGTAATGGCGTTCCCTGTTTTCAGGAGTTTGCGCTCTTCCTTAATAATGGTGGGTCAGCGAGATAGCGAAGGTTCCTGTTCTGGTCTGGGTTTATCCGGGTATTTCGTTCCGACTTTTATTCTCCGTGTATTAGACAATGGCGTGTAGGGGTTTACGTGTGCGAGCTGCGCTTTCTGTTGCCTGGGAGGGTTAGGTGGGTGGTCGGTAGCCTTGATGGAAGAGGTTGGTATTTTAGGTAGCCTGACAATAAGAGGTGGGTCTTTGCGGGATTGTGGGTAATGGCGTTTCTTGATTTCCCGTAGGTGTAATTAATTTATTTTCTTATGCCTGAAAACAAGTTGTTTAAACACTGAATATAAAGCAACGAGAGCGCTTCTGAGCGTGTCTTTTTTTGGGTGGTATCATGAGTCGTTTTAGATGTAAACGTCGCAGGGAAGTGGCTCCTGTCGCTCAGGATTCATGGTATAAGAGATGGCTTGTGCAAACGTCAACTTTTTAGACCAAACCAGTAGAAAGCATTGACTTTTCATTGATGTGTTATTCATTTGTTTTCTTGGTGGTGTTATTAGCTTAAATGTCTTGCCACGCCTGGCTTGAGTCGTATTAAGAGTAGGGGAGAGTGGCGATCAACAAACTCTTATAGAAATCATCAAACTGTGACCGCCAATATCAACGATGTGACTAAATCAGATTATCAAGCTCGTCGTTAATTTGTTCTTTGAGTGACTGATCGTTAACACCCCAGGCACTAATTTTTTGTCGCAATTCTGGCGTTAGTTGCATGAAGATATCGTGGATAGTTTTAGGGGTAGGAACTACCCCTCTCATCTCGATACACTGATATAGGTAAGAATCCTTATTAAACATGGTTGTCTGCTCTCAATATGAAAAGCATATTTTAACACAGGTCACCAGTCCCATGAGGCGAGTCCATCCACCAGCTCGGCGTCGCGATCAAAGTGTACCGAATCATACCCAGCATCAAGTATGGTTTGAATATTGGCGATCGTATCTTCCGAGATGCCTAACTCATTCAGCTCTTCTTTCCAGTCGTTTCCCCGCATTCCTGCTCGGACTATCCATCCGTATTCTGTGCCGTGTACCCAATTCAGTCCGCGATCAGTGAGTGGGTCAAAGCAAACGACAGGCAAAAGTTCGGAGTCTTTGACCGTAACGTGGGCGGTACTAATCACAGCGGTCTTATAGGATTCGGTGATTTTCAGCATGGCACCTTCACCTTCGGAAACAGTGTGTCTGCCGTATCAGAAATGACATCCCAATTTACGCCTACGTTAGCTTCATGGCAGTGTTTAATTTTGCGCATCACCTTAATACACTGTTCGTCTGTCAGATCTGGGCGCCCTTGAGCAACGTCTTCCTTTTGCCACATAACCATCAGCAACGGCTCATCTTCTGGGTATTTATCCAGTCTCTCGATAATCACTTTTGCTGTTCCAAACATCGAAATCTCCTAAACAACTTATTTTCTTATGTGCTTTATTATCTAAAACAACAAAAGGTAGAAAACAAAATGTTTACGGTGTTGCGTTAATGTGAGGTATGAAGTGATTACAAGAAATATGCCCAGCAGATTTTTTACTTTATCCTGGTTACGCGGATCATGTATTGAACCACTTCACCTTCAATGACCACCATCACCTGTTTCAGTGCTACGTGCATACCTTTGCGCACTGCTGCTGATTTGATACTGGCCTGCTCGCGAGCGTACTCTCCATCGTTATATGGAGCTAACAGAATGGAATCACCGACCTCTAAGGAGGCAATAGCCTCGGTTCGCGGCAACAGGTTTTTAAATTTTGTTTTTTTCATCTATTCGTTCATTCATAGTGTATGGCGTGGTATCAGGCTGCCACGCGTCGTTACAAACGTTATCCATATGCTTCTGAATCCAGTCGGTTAGTTTCAGTCCTTCTGCTTGTGCTTGCCGGACATACCGGTTTTTGCGATCGGGGGTAACGCGCATCTGTATCTGGGCCGTCGTCGGTACGGCCTCTTTGAGAGGATTCAGACTGCGAGGATCGCGTTTCCCTTTCATTTTCCTTCCTTATCTCCAGTTTTAGCGCCATGTGAGCGATACAAACAAATTATTTATGTTTAGAATCTCACGTTATCAGAAAGCCTTTTCAGGGTATTCTGTGAGGATAACACTCTCGGAAAGGGATATTTATGCCTAACTGCATTCCATTGGACCCTAAACTACCTGCCAATTTTGACATTACACCAAACGACAAGCGCTCTAAGAGCCAGCTAGACGCCTGGTGGGACCATCCGTATGGGCTTACTCAACCGGACGGAAAAATTATGGTGCGTTGTCTTAATGGCGGATCATGGGATCGCTCTTCTTTCCTGGGTGTAGCTGATACGTATGATGAAGCCTGTGAACTGGCAGAAAAGAAACAAGCTGAATGGGTAAAAAAACGCGCTGAACCGACATTCCTGTACTCGACAGAACCGCCGTTTGTCCTCATTAGACAGCCACAGCGACCAGACCACCAGCCGGTTATTGTGGGTGAGTTCGCCACTATGGAAGAAATGAATATGTTCTCGTTGACGCAGGAAAAAAACGAGGTTGTAGAGGTTGTACCTACCCTCAATCATAATCACATGAACCTGCCTCAACTGGCCTGGTATAGCAATGCGCTTGAGATGTCTATCTCGAAGCTGGGGAACGAAGCAAACGCATTAAGCGAACTTCGGGAATTCGTGATTAAACGCATCCGCGAAGTGCAGAACGGATAAAAGAGAATACTGAGAATGGCTAAAATTCAATATCACCGTGACTGGGGTAATTACCTGGAAGTCTATGATCACGATTCAGTCGCAGAAATGAACGATCAGTTGTATCAGCACTGCATAGATACAATGGGTGCTAACTCCCCGGATATCGTCGTTGAGTATCCGGTATATCTCCGTGATATTTATTCGGTACAGGAACCAGGCAAGTTAACACGTATCGGCTACGTGAGATTGGTTTATGAGGATGACGCTGATGGCTATGTGGCCCACCATTACACGCTCGATAAGAAGGAGCTGCCTAACGAATGGAGTGCTGCAAGTTTTTATGGTGGAGAGTACGGTTTTAAAACTGAGGGAAAAGGAATGAAAATTACCGCAGATCAGTTCGTAACGCGTAGTGGCCGTAGAGTTCTGACCGATGATGGCCAGCAAGGTATGGGTGGGGAGCATGGAATAGGGTCCACCACTGAGAGAAAACAGGGGCAGGTAGCAGCGGCGATTTATGCAAACTGCGCCGAATTAGACAACAATCAGATTGATGAAATAATAGAGTGGGTTCGCCTGTTCAAGTGCTGACCTGTTATAACTCCGACCTCTGCAGCCCCCTCCATAAGCAAACAAGCGCCACGAAGAGCGCTTGTTTTATCTTGCCGCATAAGATAGCTATGTGCTGAATGGCATACGAACGTATAATCTTCACATGAGGTATGTTAAAAGCTATCGCATCATTGGAGCTTGAAGCATCATTGGAGCTTGAAGTTGTCGATATCATCTACAAATTCCAGATACCCATCTTCAACGCTTTTTAAAACAAGTAAATGCTTAATTCCCTCACTTAATGAGGTTGGCCTTTCAAGCACAAACTCGAACCCATCCTCGTAAATTTTACCTAACCAATAACCACCGCCATATTCTTTAAGCCTTTGAAAGAAAACATATCCTCCAGGCTTGAAATAATTGAGTGTCTCGTCTCTATAAACGATTTGGTAGTTAGGTACTTTGCCACCCATTTTAGCCACCATAAGCACTGTGTTTTTATACAGTATAAATTAAAGCAAATGTTGGTCAATTTTGAAGGGTTAGATAATAACTTAACTCTGAAAACAAATTGTTTACAGCTTCTGCTATAGTTCAGTTTGATCAATAATCGCGAATGCTTTCGAACTGTCTTAACTCCTTATCAATCAGTCGCTTACTCTGCTGACGAGCTCGATGTTTACAGGTTCTCAATTCAGCATCATATCCGTTTCCTTTTCTGTAGCCTCGTGAGCGACACAACGAACAGGTGCAACCATCAACCGAATAGAATTTCCCAAATGGTTGCATTACTTTTCCTCCTGCGGCGGCTCTGGTAGCGGCATCCAGTGTGATGGTTTCCACGACGCCCCAGGAATTAGCCACCCATCATTAGTGTCAGGATGCCACGGGATGTAAGTCGCCCATTTCATTCGCCAGTCACCTTTCCTGCCAAACTCTCTGGCAACAAGAACGCCAGTTTTGCTATCCGGCATTCGCTCACTACAGCTTATCCAACCATCCTGAGTTACCGGAGAGTTGCCAGCCTGAATTATCGCTGCGCGAACTGTGCGTGCAATTCGTTCACGTAACTGCTGTGTGCCGTGATACTCAATAGCAATATCACGCAGCTCGTTAACCAGTTCTCGGATTTGATTCTCTTTCACGATTTACCTCCGTTGAGCATGGCAGCGCGACAAGCGTTCCAGCCCTCATCAAACCATGCCTCAACATCATCACCGTTCGACGAGTCCGCAGGGCGCTCAGGAGGAACATTCAGCGCTGAATTTCCACACAACGAGGCGCGTGCCTGCCATGCCAACCAGGCAGCATTTTTGGCACCAACCCCAGCGATTGGTAAGTTGTCCTCGTTATTCCATGCGTTGAAAGCTGCTCGTTCATCCGGCACTACCGGCGCAGGCTGCTCTTTGAATTCGTCGGCATAACGAATAACCCGGTCAATGAGACGCTGTATCCAGCGCTCTATCTGGAAATTAAACTCTTCCTTTGATTCAGGTAACGCAACACCAACAACACCCAACGCCTTGTCCAGATTTTTAGGGATAAATTCTTTGTCTACCGGCACAGGCTGGGCGTGACGATAGAGCGGGATATCTCCCACCTCCTGGTTTTGTTTACCCCAAATCAAAGAGGTTTCTCGGCCACTGGCAATGTGACGAAGATTTCGTTCGTCGGTGAACACAACGGGGTCGGCATAAGACCATTCAGCATGTTCATGGCGAATACGTTCGCGTTCTGACGCTGGCTGGGCGGTTCTGAATCCCGCTTGAATCAATGCCATTGTTACTGCATGAATATCGGCCATCATTAGTTTATGGCCGAGAAGATTGCCGCCGAGTTTACGGACGATGATGTCCTTCATCATGTCGCGCTGCACTTGGTTGTACGCTACAGGCTCATCATTAAGCGCTGCCAGTGCGATACGCGCCAGTTCGCGCAGGTTTTCGCTATACGGTGACGTGTTATCACGACTGATTACGTGGTTAGCCGTATCAATTAAAATCTGTTTTTGCTGTTCTCTGGTAATAGTGGTCATTGATAGCCTCTACTTATATTTTGGGGTTCGGTCACACATAAGGAATCCGGTCACGTATGAGTAAGCACAATCCCACTTATCCCCCTTCGTGATATCAACTCCTTCACTTAATCCACGGTTATAGCCAGCACTCTCACCGATGCAAATGCCACCAAAACCAAAAACAAGAGCGATAACAATGATGTAAAGTTGTCTCATGCCTTCTCCTGCTGACTAATAGCTTCGTGTTCTCTGCTGCTTTCCAACGTTGATGCAGCAAGACAGGCCTCTTTAAGCACCCAGTCAATAGCGTCTTTCCATGCACCAGTTTCGACAGGAGGGTTCTCACGCTTAACTTGCTCATAGAAATGCACAGCTCTAATCAGTCCATCAGGTAGCAGTGACGCTGGCGTGGTGTTATATGCAGACATGCACTGCGTAAACCCGGATTGGTCATCTGTCTGCCCATAGCTGAACCCGGCTTTCAGGCCGTCACGGAATGCGCCATCCTGCAACCTGTCGGTAGTTTCAAGCTTCGCCTCCAGTTCTTGAATACGCTGGCGGAACTGGATAACGTCATCGGTCTGGTTGCGCCATAACTCGCACACCAACTCAATTTCATCTATCGCATTCTCGAAGCTAAACCAGTTGCTCCATTCTGGCGCCTGGCCCATAACGGCTTTGTAGGCATCGTTCAGGGCAGATTCAGCACTATCACGCTCATTGATAAGCTGCGTCTCGCTGCGTTCGAGTTCTGCTATGCGCAGCCGTAACATATCGACCATTCCTGATGCGTTTTCGGCCCATGTAACCCATGTTGCTTTTTGGTCTGTCAGTTCTGCAATGCGCTTCTCTGCGGCTTCCAACTTCTTGTAGAGAGCATCCCAGCTTGTCGAGTTATCCATAACCAGCTTTGTAACTCGCTCTTCGCGTGATTTGTAATACTCCAGTTCATCCAGCAGCGCCGTAATTATCTGTGCGGCGTGGCCACACTCATCAACGATAGAAACTGTTGTGCCGGTTTCAACGCCATCAACTTCAAACCGCAAATCGATATCGTCAGAATCAATATCACTCGCTTCAAATTGAGAGATGTATCCCATAGTGAATACAGATGCTTTTGCTTTGCTGACGAGCAGCTCCTGTTTGTCGATGTTGCTCATTGGGCTGTCTCCGGTGGATAACAAATATCGTCGAAATATTTTTCTGCGACGCACATGTTGAAGTGATCGAGATTCATCTCCTCCACTTGGAGTTTTGCCCCAACAATGCCTGTGCATCGATTGACGTAATCCCGGTTTTCTGGGGATTCCGCTACCCACTCCATAAGGTCTTCGGTGACACTTTTTAAGCAACGTAAGGCGCAGTCCAAATCAGTAAAATGCTGAGAATCAGTGATGCAGGATACGACATAATACGTGGTGACTTTTGGCCCATCAGCGCGTCGTTTAAGCTCTCTTTCGATAGCGTTTTTCAGATCAACCAGTTCATGGTCATTGATTTTGTCGATATTGATCATTGGGCTGCTCCTTCTGCTTTTTTGTCGAGTGCTGTCATGCTGCACGCTCCATTTCTGCCATGCCGTCACGAACCGCGTTAATAACGCGATCTAGATATTGATATTCAGGGTTTAGTACTGTGGGCCAGCCCGCGTACCACGAATCGTCACCAAACAGGTTTAAAAGCTTGTCACCGACCAGAAAATCACAGCAGTTAGCTTTCACATTCTCTGCATCATTAGCCTCGGTCCACATTTCACGGGCTTCCCCTCTATCAATTTCACGTTCGCGGCGAAGCTTTATGATTTGCGACTTAACAAAGATGAGATTTGCCTCATTGTCAGCATCAACGGTACTTTCAAGTCGTGGAGCTAAACAGCCGATCAGATAGTCATTGCTGACGCGTTTAATGAACTCCTGAACCGTATCGCCGCCCATCGAACCCCAGGAGCCATTCCATGACCGGCCAAAGCAGGTAATAGTGAGCAGACCTTTACCCGGCTCAATGTTTTCAATCATCACGCGAACAGGGTCGAGGCGTTCAGCGCCTGTTATGATGAAGGACAAAACGTTAATCTTTTCTACAGTTATGCTCATACTGTCTTCTCTATGTTTGAGGCAACTGCCACTTTTAAAGCTTCGTAAAAACTCGTCTTCAGATTGTTGAATTGCGAGGCGTTAATAGGACCGTTCGCTACCAGTGAATTATGTAGCGACCAAGCAGCTTCATTTATTTCCTGAGACCCCAATTCAGGCAAAACAGGGAACTCGCTCTTACTTTCCAACTCATCAATACGTCTACGAAGCCTCTCTATTTCAGCAGCCATGTAGTAACCGGCCATAGAAAAAACAGCAAATTGATCATTCTTTTCATCCGGATTTACGTCTACAACAAGCAAGCCATCATAAAAATTATTACTGCCATTGGTGATCGCCACCGCATATGAGTCGCTGTTTTGGCGCTTGTGAACAATCACTACAGGGTTCTCGATCTTGTTACTCATATTTTTTCTCTTTCTTTGCTTTCATATAAGCACCGTGAAGTGCTCGTTTAATTTGTTCACCCTTTAGAATATTCAGCTTTCTGTCATAAAAAATCGCTTCACCAGTTTTAGACTCGTGACATGAGATCACCGAAAAGCCATACTTTTCCAAAGACTCTCTGGCGCTTCTCTCAATACATGCCGCATAGTCATGCCCCCAGACAGGACTGTTTCGACCTTCGAAACGCTCATGTTTGTAGTGATCGCGCAGGAAACGATAGTGGTTATCTTTATCTGTCATGTTCAGCATCCATCTGTTTCAAACGCTGTTATTTTCACAGTTTAGAAAAGGTAGAAAACAATTTGTTTAAGGCAATAATAGAGACCTTTATTTCATTCGCTAAGAAGAGAATTTAGAATGCCCCTCATTTCTCGCTCTTTTTCTTTGGCTACTCGCGCTATCTCCGCTGTTACCACACGCTGCAATCTGTCCATCGTTCGGAACGATGGGCGACGCATGAGATTTCCATCAATTGCTTCATCATTAAATCCAACGAGATAACCGAAGTGACTGAAGCCAGCCCCAACGAAAATCTCGTAAAGCTGTGCCTCATATTCAAAAAGCGCGATCCCAGACTTCAATTCAAGCAGCGTTCCGTTATCCAGTAATTTGTTTAGCGCCTTATCCCAAGCAGGGCAGTAGCGAAAGCCAAAGCCTACAAATAGAAGAGTGAAATAAAGCGAAATAGCATTTCCCAATTTCATAATTACTCTTCCTCACTCATTGCTCTTTTCGCCTGGACTTCCTTAGCGAGTCCGTAAGTAATTCTGTATGGCACAATCATCATCGCCCAGCCTTTCTCATAGCCATTGATCACCTGCTTGATATGATCATCAGTTATTGGAGTATCAGGCAGCGCTTTGAATGTTGTGATCTGACGCTGTATCTCCAAAAAGAACTGCGCCAGCTCCATCTGTTCACCTCGTGTCAAAGGATTGTCCAGCGGACTTAGAACGAACTGCGCGACGCGCTCAATGCTTAAATTACTCATATCGAAGCCCCTTTAATTTTTTCTTCCAATTCGTGCACATATTGCACAAGAGAGCCGCCAGGAGGGATCTGACATTCTTCTACTAACTGGAAGTAGATGTCGGCGGCAGAACGAGTGATTGAGTCTTTATTCAACTGTTCTTCACGTAGTGCATCACGTTCATTAATCAAGCGAACGCACTCGCCGTTACGCTGTTCCACAACGGCCTCAAGTTCAGCGATGCGTTCGCCTGGCGTCTTACCTTCTTTGCGTTGGATGGTGACGGTAAACTCTCCCAACTTAGGAACGTTGTATGTCAGCTCAAGATAGTTTTTGGCACCGTGTCGAACAAATTCTCCGGCGAACATTGTTGCGAACATGGCAGATGCAAGCTCTCCTTTGAAAAGAGACTCCAGATCTAACGGGGTGCCTTTCTCCAAAGCCTTATGTGCCACTTCCACAACTTCCATAAAGCGATCATATTCTGTGGCGCTTTTCTCATGCTTTTTCCATTGCTGGCTCCAGCGCTTTGCAATGTGCTCGACAAATATCTGAGCCGCTTTATCAAAATTTCCGGAAAATGTTACCTCACCTTTATTGACGACAATCTTGCCAGCAGGTTCATCTGAATTCCCATTGAGTTCAAGGTTGAATGGGAAGTCGGCGATGCTTACAGCTCGCATCATGGATGTTATTTTTTCGCTCATGTTTCACCTCAACTGGATTTCTATTTTCACATAAATTAGGTAAGTAATTACTTATCATTTAACTCGTTTGAAAACATACACACTGACAGTGATTCCTGTGTCTTCAAATTCATCTCTAAAAGATTTCCCTTTTGCGTAAACGTAATTGTCCAGCGTCAACCAATTCAGAACTGGAGCGTCGCCAGGCAACACAGCCACAAGTCGCCCACCAACTTTCAGATGTCCAAGCGCGGCCATTGTATGCTCTTTGTGTCGACCGAGAGAATAGGGTGGGTTCATTACGATCTTATCGAACATATAACCAGCGTTATCATCAGACCACTTCATAAAGTCGCAGCAGACCGTGTTTACATACCCTTTACCACGAAGAATTTCAGCAAAGAGAGGTGCTACTTCAATACAGGTAACATCCTCCTGCCTGGTCTCTACATAAGCCAGTAGATCTCCGCGCCCGGCTTCAGGTTCAAGAAGCGTCTCCCCAGATTGCAGTTCAATAGCTCTGGCTACGTACTCCGCAATTATCCGCGGGGTAGGGTAGAACTGGTGTGATTTTCCGTCCGGAATTAACCCTGTGGCCACAATTGTATTGAGCGTATGTCCAAGCTCATACGGAAAACGCCAATGCTTATTTTCCTGCACGCCGCCAATAAAGGTCAGTGTACGCTCCAGCTCATCCGACTGGGTTTTCTGTAGCTTGGAATCGAAAAAGTACCAGACGCCCTTATCTTTACTGAATCGACCGTCACGAAGAGCGGTACGAACAGATTGGGAGATCGTCTTCTGGATTAACCCAAACTCTTTTGGTGCTCGTGTTTTTGGTGCAGTACGGTATGGCGCCGGTATTGCTGCAGGCATACTGTATGCCAGTACTTCATTCAGCTTCCAGGCCACGTCAGGATGTATCTCGAAGTGAACGTTACCATTCTTAAACATCTTCACGCGCATCAGATTTCCGTCGACATTCATCCAGTCACCTGTCTGGCAGTCGTTCGCCCGGTACGCAGCTGATAGCATCTCCGTTGTGCGGTTGATGGTGATAAACTCTTTGTGCGCGAAGAAATGAAGCATGACGCGCAGATCGTCGATGTAGTCCTCTTTGTGGTAGTTCACGCTGACACTGTCCCGCCAGAATTCAGATATGCAGTTTGCAATGATCAGACGCTCACTAAATCCATTCGTTTTGTTAGTTTTGTGTGCTGGGCTTAGCGCCTTGAACAAGCCGTACACTCGCTCGGAAAGATATTTATGTCTGTCATTCAGCAGATTGAGCATTGTTGGAATGACCGTCTCAGCCTTGAACTCAGGCACGCCGACGAACTCTTTCACTCTCATCTGATAGCCAGTTCTGTCTGTTTTTGTTGTTTCCTGCTTCCCTTCGATAAACTGTTCGCGCCATTCATCCCGACGAGCAGCAGGCATTATCAGCAAAACATTCGTCATATCCGTGACCTTCTTCCAGTACTCGGCCCAGATATTCTGTTTCACCCATTCCAGGTCGACCTTATCGATACAGGGTCTGTTAAAGCGAGTAAGCTCATCATCCGGACGGTGATTCAATCGCAGTAATCGATTGATCATGTTATGTCGTTCGTCACCATAAACGAAGTCGTGGACTTGGTTCATAAATACGATCTCTTTCTCGCATTCAGCTACGATTTCGTGAATAACCCCCATTTCATGCCTGAATTCGATATGAGCGTTTGTACTGGAAGTGTCAACGATTGAAAGATCTGTATTCATGATTTCACCACTAAACAAATTGTTTTCTTATTGGTGTTATTATTTCAAAATCGTTAAGGCAAACAGTTTTTAATAGAGGGAATAAGCCGCTTTCGCGGCTTATATTAACTAAGGCTATTTAAGTATTCCCGAGGGTCATCAAAGTGCTCGTTACACCAATCAACCCATCGATCTTCTAATTCCATTTCGACCAATTCATCTTCGGTTAAGCTCTCATCCCACATCTGTAGTCCATTGGCGTTGCAATAGTCTGGCTTTATTTTGTTTTCGAACTGAAAGCAATCATAAGCTGCGAGAGCATCCATAAACTTCACCCCTTCCTCTACATTCGATACTTCAATATAAAAAGGCTCCATTGGGACTTGAGGTATATGCCAAACACGTAATTTCATAATCTTTCCTGTTATTAATGGCCGAACTAAGCTTTTTGAGATTGTTTGTTCAGATCGTGACGATGGGTAAGTTCCCGCATCATGTCTTCGAGACGACCTTTGGCAACGTCCAACTGGTCAGCCATAGAGCCGAGCATTTGACGAACAGCCATTGGATCATCACTCTTCAGATCAGGCATATCAAAACCTGCATGGCCGGTCATCAGCTTAAAGGCAGAAATAAGCATAGCCAGCGAGGATTTCAGACGGACAATTTCGCGATCTTTACTGGCGACAGTTTCATCAGCTTTGTTGACGGCAGGCGAATATTTCTGTTCGCTGAGCATCTCCAGCGTCGCCCGAAGTTTTTTGGAACGATCTTTTTCTGCGAGATATTCGCTACCGAAATAATGAGCAATACTCAAGACTTCAATAGGCTCTTTAAAAATGCTTCCAAATTCCATTACAGAAGCAAAACGCTCTAAAGGTGATATTGATTCGTTGCCGACAACTGCACTAAGCATTTCCACAATGTTTTCTGCGCCTACTTCATTAATTACTTGCTGGGTTTTGACAATTCTGTCCTGGCATTTCTGGCACATGCATTTTTCTCTTATGTTATTTAACAATTTGTTTTCTTAATGGTGTAATTATGACTTTGCAGAAGAGGTAGACAAACACCATATACAGGTAAAGCAAGCATGGAAGGTTGGAAGACATCTGGAGTAAGAAAAGCTAAGTGTGCTCTCAATCTCCATATATCAGCTCTTCTTATGCCAAAGCCTTAGTCAGACAAGGAGGAATGACCGGTATAGCAGGCTGAGTCTGAATCGTGTCCAGCAGCATCCCATCCAGTAACACAGGTACTGATTCTGGAGTGGGTATTGTCTGCGATGGGGTGATGGTAAGGACTGTTTCCGGTATCAGAAGACTCTGCCCGGTTGGAATTGTTACGGCTGCCAGCGAAGCCAAAATTAGATTGTAGGCAATTGGTTTCAGTCGCATTAGCTGAAATTTTTCCATTAGAACTTTCCTTGTGCGTCTGGTTATGGCGCAGCACACGAGATACGGTAGATTTGCAGGTTCTGTCTAGAGCTACAGTAGTTCCAAGATTTGCAATGGCTGTAGCCTGCGCTTCAGCTCGTTTCTCAAGTTCAAAAACACGCTCCTCCAGTTCTTCCAGACGTGCAGAAATACGGCCGCTTAACAATGCCGTTAAAGTCTGGCGTATTGAGTGAAGTCGTTTATTGAAAGAAGTGAAAGGCGTTTGACGTGCCATTGAGGGGTTCCATTCTTTGTCAGAAAGAGTTGCGGATGGCCATGCCATCCGCCGTTTTGTGTTCCGTCCTGGAACAGCGCCTACCGACACTTCGTCATCCTGACGAACGATAAGATAACTGATTTACATAGATAGGTAAATACTTACTTATTATTTTGTGTCAAAAAACCACTATCTCGCTTTTGAGGGGTGTCTGCTGCTGAATATGCAGCCAGCTTTGCCAGACGATCACATATTTCATTTTCACGATGTCCATTATGACCCTTAACCCATTGCCAACGGACATTATGACGACTAGCTACTACATCAAGACGCTTCCAAAGATCTACATTTTTGACTGGCTTTTTCTCGGAAGTTACCCACCCGTTGCGCTTCCAACCCTTTAGCCAAAGAGTCATACCGTTTTTAAGATACTGGCTATCAGTATGCAGAATCACGTTACAGGGATGCTTCAAACACTCCAGCGCCATCAGTGCGCCCATCATTTCCATTCGGTTATTGGTGGTGCTGTAAAACCCATCAGAAAGTTCGCGTTCTTCGCCACGATACTGATAAACCACACCGTATCCACCTGGGCCACCAGGGTTCTTCAAACAAGAGCCGTCACTGAACACTTTCACGGTCTTAAGCTGGGGGTTGAACTCAACTACTGGGGTTTTAAAGATGGTGCTGGAGTGATGGGGGTGGCGTCGGGGTTTTGTATTAGGTCGACTACTGGCTTTTCTGTGGTCTGGTGTTTTTGTCTTCATTTTGGCTCCAGTAAGTGAGCGCCGCCGCGATTTTTTTTTCCTCGCGCGTGTGCGTGTGCGTGTATTACATAAAAATTTTCAAAAAGAACTTACTTCCCAGAACAAGGAAGTTAATCCCTGAACTGAACGAACGAAGTGAGTGAAGTTCACCTCGAACGAAGTGAGAGGTTGTTTTTCAGGTAATATTTTCCCAGGGAGGTGAGTACAAAATTTCCTCACCAGCCTGGTCGTTACATAACCTGAAAAGTTATGACCTAAGTCTACTGCCAGCTTAGGTTTGGGAAGTTATGGATGACAGCATCCCAGAACCGAGATCTTCCCACATTTTATGAAGGGGAGCTGGGAACACAACCTCTCTAAATCCCAGACTCGACAATCATAAAATGACCCTTGTCTCTGCTCACTTTGGTTCCCCCTTCCCCAACCCCAAAAAGGTCAGTTCTACGCTGGTAGTGAGCTTTTTAAATCTGATGCCAGTGACACTTTCCCCCACCCATCAGATCGAGCTTTCGATAATGATGAAAGCGAAAGGATTTTAGCACTGGCACCAAGAGCAGTAAATGGTATGTACTTACCTATTTTATTGATTGATTTCCTCTCTTCCATTAAGCTGGGTGTTAAGTGCAAAGACCTCATTAATGAGTTCGCCAAGCAATTGCTCAACAAATTCTTTATTTTCGCCTGTACGCAAACATTTAATCGCCCATTCGTACAAGTTGAAAGCCTGTTCTCGATCTTTCATCATATCGCGGGTCTTGACCAAAAAGTCGCTCTCAACGAGAGCTACAATGTTTGTCGGGTATACCATGAGTTTTCCTTACAGTGGTTCATAAAATCGATTCTAGAACTTCCTGGGAGGGGAACTATTGAATTCTGATTGTTTTTCAGGTCTGGGGGATCTCGATACTAAAAAGCCTGCTTCCGTATATATTTAATAAGTTATTTATTATTTAATATACGGAAGCAGGTTCTCAAACTAACACCCAGACTGGCGTTTACGCTGCCTTTTTACGTGGTCTCTTCTTCCTGACTACATTGGCAGGATCATAACCGCCCAGCTTTTTCATCACCGCCAGTGGTATCTTACTGATAGTGTGCCCAGCTTCCTGGCAATAGCCTCGGAAGATAAGTAACATGCTGCCACCAGGGTTGATGTTTACCTCCACCAGCCCAAGTTCAACATCCGGCTCAACGAACGCCACGCGGCCGCCAGACAAGATTACGGTTTCGTTGGCGCATTCAGCCGCACGCTCGTACCACTGCGTATCGAGAGATTGTGGTATCAGCATGACCGTCGTCACTCCGCGCGCCTGCTCGCGAATGGCTGCGTCTATCCAAGGGGTGATTTTGGAGTAGGGCGGGTTAAGGAACGCCACAGTACCAAGTTCTCCCCAGCTGCACTTGAGCGCATCGCGCTCAACACCGATAAAGTTCGTCAGGAGAGCATTATTTTTGTCGCAGGCGACGTCCACATTGAACTTTACGCCTATGTAACGTTGGATGGCGACAAACAACCACTGCGGTGTGCGCCAAAGGTCGCGAAGAGAGGCATCACGCTCTCGTTTTTTTATCTTTTCTGCTGCTATCATCGCTCACACCAATAAGTAATTACATACCTATTTTTTCATTTCGTAGAGCAGATGGCAAACAAAAAGAATAACGCACCAGAATTGCGAGCGTGAAGCTCTCTGGTGCGTTATCTTGACGCTGGGTATGATTAGCTTTACCAGCGTCAAAAAGCTCTCATATGGCTTTAAATTTAGTAGGGGAACTTCATCCAATAGAATACTCCGCCACAAACTTCTTAACAATCGGCGACTCTTCATTGAGCGTAAGATTACCCCCTTCGCGAATCGCAACTCCTGTAGCCGGAAACACGGCCATCATCTGGCCCGCCTGTGTAGACGCAGTACTAAGAGGATATGGCTTATCAGGATGACTCATTAATGCTAACTTGATGCTATTACTTGTAGCCGTCTTAGCATCAATAAGATGTCGCATAGCAATGATCGTATAGATGCTTATTTCTGGGCCGCCATTAAACCAATTAAGTAGATTTAAAATCTTATCTTTTGCCTTCATTGGCGCCTTCTCAAAATCCTTACTGAACACATCATTATTCAGGCCGGCTGACAGATAAAATGAATCATCTTTATCTTCTAAAGTGAATCTGGATCTTGGTGACGTCCGGTTTGATTTTTCTCCCTTAGATTTTAGCTTTAAAGTGTCTTTAGATGTCTCCAACAATGGTGGAGAGTCAGTATTATTGCTTTGGCTGGAGCCTTCGTTTTTCGTTGGGTCAGCCGCAATAACGCTTACGGATTCGCCTTCAATCTCAAGCTTTTCAAGCTCTTCTTTCACGTCGCCCAACGACTTTTCGTTGATAACCTCATCAGCGATCATTGAGACAGGCTTAGATATGTCGTCATCCAGCCCAGCAAGCAGATCTTCAATTTTTTCAACATCACTTGCTTTTACAGCTTTGGTAACAGGCTTATCTAATGACTGTAACATGGCTGTTAATTCATCAAGTTCATCATTTTTTACTGCATTGTTTATATTTCCCATCTTTGTCTCCTTTGCGATTGGCTTTGCTCTTACGTTTTTATTGAGTGTATTTTGCCCAAACCTATCAGGCGGAAAAGATACAAATACAGGCAGCTGATTCGATTGAAGGTAAAAATAAAAGCGCCATCAGGCGCTTTCGAAGGGAAGTTTGAAGAATCCGTATTTTTCTCTTGCTTTAAAAAAGCATTGCATCATCAAATCTGTATCGTAGAGTGCGCCGTGAGCTTTTTCTCGGTCATAAATAAATCCGAGAGAAAATGCCAGTTCCTCCAGACGAGGTCGTTTGCCATCTTCGGTGGCCCACAATCCATCAAGCATGGTGTCAACGATAGGTACTGATGGTAGTTTCACTCCATAGCTGGCAAATTCGTGGCGAATAAACGGGATATCGAATGCCTCACCATTATGTGCAACCCATATCTGACACTGTGCCATGTATGCCGCCACGTCTTTGGCGTGATCTGCCAATAACGGTTCTGCGACAAGTTTCTCAAGAGAGATCCCATGCACAGCCTGAGCTTTTGGATCAATACTGCGTCGAGGATTGAAACGCATCTCAAGGCTGTCAATATGTGTATGAGTGTCTAAATCGTAGCGTGTAATCGCTATTTCAATGATTTTGTGGCCTGATGTATAGTCAAGGCCTGTGGATTCAATATCAATTCCACCGACAATTTTGGTCATGGTTAATCCTTACAACTTTTTGGCGCCTTTCAGCAGTGCGCTACGCACAAACTGGGCCGCTTTTTTTAAGGTCTCACCAGCACTTTCACAAACAATTGGTGTACGCCATTCGCCTGTTGAAGTGTTTAAAATGCTAATTTGATTGGTATCAAGACAAATAGAAATGTAAAGCACCGTACCGCTAGTCAGTTTTAGGTGCATGGGGAACAATGGCTGCTTCGTTCCACTATTGAACTGTGACATTGCCACATTAATAGCCTCTCCAACTTCTTCGCCAACAAGACCCTGTACTGATTCAAATACAGCTCGTATGGCCAGACGTGCTTCACGATCTGTCATTAGCGAACGGGACTGTTCGTCTGCAATGCGGAGCATTGCTTCTATCACTTTACGATCCAACTCATCTGACAGAAGAAGTTCATCTATCATGCTATTTTTCCTCATCTCACTTGCGTACTGTATTGTCACATCGCTTAGCAGGTGAACAACTGTCAGTGTAGGGTCACTCTACCAATTGAACGGCGCTCTATGTTTTCCGCAACCCGATCCAGTACACGCATGACAGACCTTGCTCGCGCTTCCACTGTTTTGCATTTTTCGGAGATGACGAACACCTGCAAATCACCTATCTTTGGTAGCGCATTAATTTTGGTAAGTTCGCCACACATCAGCGCATCAATGCGCGCTACGTAAAGATGGTCGAGAGAGCCGCGTTGCTTACGCTTACGATCGGCATCTGTTAGCATTACTCCAGGACGCAACCCAACAATAGCGTTAAAGTTACTTACTGCTGCCTTATGGCAGAATCGTTCAATGTCCAACGCCAGCTTAATGCAGCGGTCTTCGTTTGACTGGCCTACCAAATCCAACGTGTAAGCAACAACATCAGCGGGCGTTCTGTCTATAACAAAACCATCCATGCCACGGGTAATAGTCTCGATATGTCGAGCTATTTCCATTTGCACTTGCAGACGTTCATAAAGTGGCAATTCTTCACCAACTTTGACGCCAAGCCTGCTCATCAGCTTACCTACGCCGGCGTCTACATACGGAACTCCGTAGTGCTCGTCTATATATTTCGCCAGGGTTGTTTTGCCACTGCCCTGAGCACCAGTGATCCCAATACGGTAATCCATTACGACCTTCTGTAAACAATCTGCAAAAATCCAGGTTCAGATTCATTCGCACGTTGGGTATAAGCCGTTTCAACTGGTATAAAACCTAAAGAACGCATCATTGGCGCCGGGAAGAACGCATCCGCGCCCGGCACATCCACGCCAATATGCGACAGCCAGATCTCTTCTACGTGTGGCATAAAGAGCGAGTAAATCTGCCCGCCACCAATCACCCAGACCGGATCTGGTAGTCTCAAAACGTCATCGATGCCAGCGGGGTAGAACCCATTGGGGATATAGCCACGAGAGCGCGTCAAAACGAGGTTATGGCGCTCTGGCAGCGGGCGTTTAAGACTTTCCATCGTCTTACGTCCCATCACGACAGTGGCGTTTTTGGTGAGTTGTTTGAACAGTTTCAGATCGGTCGGGCAACGCCAGGGAAGTTCGTTGCCAATGCCGATTTCATAGTTGCGGCCGACAGCTGCAATCATCTTCATTGGCTTACCTCATAGATGGTTGGTCGCTGGTGAGAATCTGCCAGCGCAGAACGCAGACGCGGATCGTGAACCAGTGCGGCGATAAGTAAGTCGCCTTTGTGCTCTGCCAATGTGCGCTTGATATGGGTTTCAAAATTGACGCCATGAGGAACCAAATGAAGCCAGTCATAATCAATGCCGAAATCTTTCAACCAACGTTTCGTTGGCGCTTCTAGCGATTCTGGACGACTACTGATAAGCGCCACTTCTGCCCCGGATCGAGTAAAGCCACGCAACATACGACTGGTGGAAAAAATAAGTTCATCACCTGCAATAAGAGCACCTGCATCTGCATCAGATACAGATTTACGATGGCTAACTCTCGCTAACGCACCTTCAATTTCACACAGTACATACATGCCTCTCGCCATATCACACCGCCTCACACCGCCACTGGAACTTTGATCCACGGAAGAGGGTTATAGCCACAGATCTGCACATCATCCCATTTGAAATCGTCCAGTTCTGCCCATTCATGCGGAAAGATGACAACCGGATCAGAATCTCCAGGAATACCTCGCCCCATAAGCTCTTGAGCAGCCTCCATGTGGTTGTCATACAGATGAACGTCAAAGCCAAAATGCACGAATGCGCCAGCCATGTGGTCGGTAATCTTCGCGAGGAAGTGGGTGAGAATGCCGTAACCGGCGATGTTGAACGGCATACCAACAAAGGTATCGACGCTGCGCTGCACCAGGCATGAGTTCAGGATACGTTTAGGGATGCCCAGTTCGTCCAGCATGTTCTCGGCAATGCCGCCATCTCTTTCCAGAAGACACAGCATCTGGGTGTAAATGGACTCATGGCCGTGGCGGTTGTGCTGAATACCAATGTCGGTTGCCATCATCAGTCGAGTCTCAAAGTCCAGCTCGCGACTCCACAGTGAGAACACGAAATGGCATGGCGGCAGCTTCATGTCTTCCAGTTCGCCAACATTCCAGGCATTCAGCAGAATGCGACGATCTGTAGGGTTGGTGCGAAGCGTGTCAACGATACGTTGTAGCTGGTCGATTTCACGGGACAAAACAACTCGATCTTCACTCACGCCCAGATACCCCTCGATCTTGTACCCGCGTTCACGGAACGTGTTGATTTTGCTAAGATACTCACTATGGCTCACGATGCGAGTGTCTTCCCACCTACGCCATTGCTTGCCATAGACTGGGCCTAAATCACCATTTTCATCAGCCCAGGCATCCCAGATTTTTACGCCATTGTCTTTCAGGAACTGGATGTTGCCCGTTCCTTTTAGATACCACTCCAGCTCAACCAGTAACGGCTTTAGATTGACAGTTTTTCCGGAAATAAGCGGGACTGAGCCGCCCGTCAGCATGTAGTAGGAAGGGACATATGAAACGCTTTTCGTGCCGATTCCAGTGCGATCACCTGCGTGAACGCCAGTGTTGAGCACCGTTTCAACCACTTTGACATATGAACCACTGGCAAACTGACCGTTGGTATTTTCTCGATTAAGAAGGATAGACAAGTTAAACCTCGCAAGATAAGTAATCACATACCTATTATCTTACACGATTTTAACTGTATGGAATCTAGTCTCGCAATAAATAAGCAGAAAAAATGGTGGCACAAGGCCACCATAAAAGAGAGTAACAAAGAGAGCTACAAAGAGATAGAAAACATACACGCAGACACAATATATTATAATAAGTTAGTACTTACAATTTATTTTTTACTACATCGTAAAGTGATGAAGACTTAGCCTTCTGAACAAAACGAGAGAGATCAACATCACTATAGGTAGGGGATTTGAGTATTTTTCCATCTGAGAGACGATAGCCAATCATCATCTCAGTCCCTTCAGCATGTCTGAAGCCAAGATCATTTTTATCGTATTTGCAGTTTTCAACCGCTATACGACGTTCCTCTATGTCTGCCGGCCATAGTTTTGTCATGTTAGAACGATGGATTTCAGACACCAGCTCGACGATATCGATACCCAGAAACTCAGCAAGACGGTAAGTCATCATGCACGCAACGTAGATTTTATTCATAACACGGCGCAGCTCCTGGATAAGCTCAGAATCGCTTATGTTTGTGAATGCAAGTTTGTCAGCCAGTTCTTCCAGCATTATCGCCGCCTCATGTGCCTCCCTGAATGGCATAGCCATATCATCAAACACGGTATTCCCAGGTACGTAAATAGTAGTCATGAATCGATCAACGCTTTGTTCTTGAGTGTAGTAACTCATACCTGTAGAGATGCCGCCCTTTATGGCCACCATTGTGCCAATTCCTACATAAAGAAAATCCGCCATTGCATCCAGTAATTGCTCAATATCCCCATTCATTGCGGCAGGAATACCTTCTGTTACAGCTTCTTCATGAATTAGGCTCGCACGTAAACGTAGCAGTGACGGATCTGGCATTACACGACGAGGATGCTGAAACAGTGCATGGAACTGGTCAACCATCATGTAAATACTTTCAGTAGCGCTACCAAAGCCTGGTTTAAGCTCATACGGCTCAGGTTTAAAACCTACCAGCTTGTCTGCGACTAGTTTCAGATGGTCGGTCAGTTTCGTGAAATTCATGTTTTTCCTTTCCTTCATACATATTCATCGAGTCCATTGTGACCCAGCGTGGCAAGGTCACGAAATTTTACTATCAGGCTTAAAGGTCTGCGAAATGGCTTAGAGTGTCTCGATCAACAGTAGAGTCAATCTGACCAACGAGATAGGTGCTTTGTTCTGCCTCCTGTGGAGCGATCTGCAAAGTATCGGACAACAGCCATTTGTTCATCCATACCAGTGGATCGTCTTTTATTTCTGGGAAAAATGGCATAAGTCCAAGCCGGCGCATGGCCAGATTAGTTCGGTATTTTACATAGCTTTTGAGGATTTCTGCGTTTAAGCCGATCATGGAGCCGTTTTTAAAAAGATAGTCGGCCCAACGCATTTCCTGCTCCGCGACGTCCTTCATTGTCTGATACACGAAGCCTTCTTCTTCAATGGCAATTTGCTTCCATATCAAACCTTCCCGACCAGTGCGCATAAAGCGAATCATGCGCTCAGTACCTTCACAGTGCAGCGCCTCATCACGCGCAATGAAACGCATAATTTTTGTATTGCCTTCCAGCAGTTTCCGCTCACCAAAAGCAAATGTACACGCAAAGCTCACATAAAAGCGGATCGCTTCCAGAGCATTTATGGAAACCAGCGTGCGGAACAATTGGCGCTGGAGAGAGTAGGGTTTACCGTCAAATTCGGATGCATAGAGACGCTCAAACTCATCTTCGCCAACGTACTGGCGGGCGCAGGTCATCTCATACAGTTTATCGTATTCACTGGAGATACTGATTGCTCGGCTGATAATCTCTTCGTCAGTAACGATCCCGTCGAACACAATGCTCGGATCATCAACCATACCGCGGATAATATGTGTATAGCTGCGGCTATGGATGGTTTCGGAGAAAGACCAGGTCTCCACCCATGTTTCCAGTTCCGGGATAGAAATAAGCGGAAGCAAAGTCGCATTAGGGCTGCGTCCTTGAACAGAATCAAGAAGTGTCTGATAACGCAAATTGCTCAGAAAAATATGGCGCTCATGCTCTTGTAGCTTCGTGTTGAAGTCAATGCGATCGGTAGTTATGTCAACTTCTTCCGGACGCCAGAAGAAAGAAAGTTGCTTCTCGATTAGCTTTTCAAAGTCGCGGTACTTTTGCTGGTCGTAGCGTGCTACGTTTACGGACTGGCCTAGGAACATAGGTTCTTTCGTTGCGTCGTTGGCGCCCAAACGGAAAGTAGAATAGCTCATTAGTTTACCTTTGATGTAATTGAATTGTTTTATTGATTTATAAAACAAATTGTTATCTTATTTGGTTAAGCAAGGTATACAACGTTTTGAAAAGGTGGGGATTTCTCCCCACTCTAATTAGATTTTGCAAGCGCCATCGCACTCATCTTCTGGCTCTACTACGTCAGCAGCAGAGAAGGATGCCAAATCATCTTCACGCTTACCTGCCCCATCACGCGTGTTGTGGTAATAAAGCGTCTTTACACCTTTCTGATACGCAAACAGCAGATCTTCCAGTAGCTTCATCATTGGAACCTTATCGCCTGGGAAGCGAGTCGGGTCGTAGTTGGTGTTTGCAGAGATAGCCTGATCGAAGAACTTCTGAATGATGGCCACCTTAGTCAGATAACCGCGGTTATCAGGCATATCCCACAGGTACTCGTACTGGTCTTTCAGTTGCGCGAAGTCCGGAACGACCATCTTCACTATGCCGTCTTTGGAAGACTTCACTGACACCGGGCCGCGTGGTGGCTCAATACCATTGGTGGAGTTGGTGATCTGACTGGACGTCTCGCACGGCATTTGGGCGGTCAGAGTGGAGTTACGTAGACCATGCTCACAGATGCGACCACGCAGCTCTTCCCACGGCATTTTCAACTCGAAAGAAGTCTCCGGGTTGGCATCCAGCGTTTTGCGATAGTGGTCGACTGGCAACTGGCCCTGTGCATATTTGGTGTGGGAGAACCAGTCACATGCACCTTTTGCTTCGGCCAGTCGGCAGCTTGCATCAAGCAGGTAATACTGAATGGCTTCGAAGGTCTCATGCACCAATTGGTTGCCAGCAGCGCCAGAATAGTTAAAGCCGTTCTTCGCCAGATAGTAGGCAAAGTTGGTCACGCCAATACCCAGACTACGACGTGCTTTAGCCGGGATTTCTGCAGCATCCATCGGGTAGTCCTGATAGTCGAGCAGAGAATCCAGCGCGGCTACAGCATAGAACGCCACGTCTTTCAGCGAGTCCAGCGTGCGGATCGCGCCCAGGTTGAACGCAGACAGTGTGCAAAGCGCGATTTCACCGTTCGGATCGTCAGTGAACGCCAGTGGCTTTGTCGGCAGCGTGATCTCCATGCAAAGATTGGACTGGTGTACCGGTGCAATTTCCGGAACGAATGCGCCGTGATTGTTCATGTGGTCTACGTTGGCAATATAAACGCGACCAGTAGAGGCGCGCTCCTGCATTAACGTAGAGAACAGGTCAACGGCCGGGATAGATTTCTTACGGATGCTCTCGTCAGCTTCATACTTCAGGTACAACTCTTCAAACTTGTCCTGATTAACAAAGAACGCGTCGTACAGAGCCGGTACATCATGTGGGCTGAACAGAGTAACGTTTTCGTTGCGCACCAGGCGCCGATACATCAGACGGTTAATCATCACGCCATAGTCAAGATGACGAACACGGTTCTCTTCGATGCCACGGTTATTTTTCAGCACCAGCAGACTTTCAACTTCCAGATGCCAGATAGGATAGAACGCAGTAGCAGCGCCGCCGCGAACACCGCCCTGAGAACAGGATTTGACCGCCGTCTGGAAGTGCTTCAGGAATGGAATAACGCCAGTGTGGGTGGCCTCGCCATTGCGGATTTCACTACCCAGCGCACGCAGACGACCAAAACCTACCCCAATGCCTGCACGACGTGATACATAGTCGATGATTGCGGAGGAAGCGGCGCTAATTCCCTTTAGGCTATCTTCTGCTTCAATCAGTACACAACTGGAGAACTGGCGGGTAGGTGTACGCACACCTGCCATAATTGGGGTTGGCAAAGACAATTTGAATGTGCTGGTAACGTCATAAAATCCTTTGACCATTTCCAGGCGAGTTTTACCTGCACAACCATCTTCCCAATTTTGAAAGAGACACATGCCTACCAACATATACAACTGTTGCGGCCCTTCGTAAATTTCGCCAGTTACACGGTTCTGAACGAGATATTTGCTAGCAAGTTGTACGGTTGCGGCGTAACCAAAATACTCATCGCGCTTAGGCTTGATGTAAACGCCCAACTCTACAATCTCTTCTGGAGTGTAGAATTTGAGGAGATCTTCATCGTAAACGCCACGGCTCACGTTGCTCACGATGTGGTTATAAAAATTTGGATATTCGTACTGACCGAAGGCGTCTTTGCGAAGTTTGAACAAGTTCAAACGAGCGGCGACATTGGAGTAGTTTGGTGTTTCTGGGGAGATCAGATCAGCGGCAGACTTCACCAGTGCTTCGTGTAATTGGCAGGTAGTCATTCCGTCAAAAATGCTTGCAGCGGCGCCCATAGCGATTGCAGAAGCGCTAACGTTGCGAATGTTTTCCACTCCCCACATAACAACACGATTGTATTTTTCCTCAGACAACGGTTCTATAGAGCCGTCACGTTTTATGATGCTTATCATGTATTACCCGATTTAAAAGGCCACTAGATGTAGTGGCCTCATGTTAATAGATAAGCACCTACCTATCAATGCGGGGATTATAAAATTCCTGCAAGAACATCTCGCACCTGACGGAATTGATCAGTCTGCATACCGGTATAAATCGACGCGACTGCGTCAGCAAGATGCTCATTCTTGTTCACTAGCACTTCCTTTCCTGATTGCTTCCGGCGCAACCACGGTGCGTTTGGTTGCTTCTGCGTAGCCCACTGGATGATCTCTTCCTTCGACGTGGTTAGCTTATTCCCTACATAGTGCTTAATCTCATTTGGCGTAACCTGAATCAAAGGTTTGTCTACGCACGCCAGTACACCAATGCAGATGCCATAGGAGGTTTGAGCGCGACTGGACTGGCTACCTACCGGAAGTTCACAGAAAACCATATGAGCCTGCTCGATAATGGGTTTAGCTGTTCGCCATATTTCATTGGCGCGGCGTAGATCATCGCTATTCACGCGAACTGTCTTCTTGTTACCGCCTGCTTTGGTTTCCACCAGCGCCAGCTCGTAAATATCCAATTTATTCGTTTCCAGATCCAGTGTTCCCATTGCCAGGCCAAAGTTGCTCATTGAAGGGTCGACACCGACTACCCGTATGGTTTTACTCATTTTTAGTCTCCTTACCATGTTGCCCATATCGGGCATTCCATTAATTTCTGTTCGAGTGTTTTCTCGTGTGTTTGGCGAACATGAACACTATTTATCTTGCTAACGTCGTCGTACACCAGTGTACAAGACGAGAAATCATTGTCGATCATAGTCTGCCCAATGAAGTTACGTATGATATGTATTAGTTTGTTAGCCGCTTTTTTATCAAAGATAAATACATGGGGAAGAGTGACTTCAATCATGGCTACATCATCTTTATCACACCCGAAAACAAGTTTAACTCGCTCAGAAAGTGGGGAGTATGGAGAGCGCTCGATACCGAAGTGACTAAATGCTGAACCAGATGCTGTAATCTGATTGGCGCTCATGTTGACACGTCGAATAAGGTTAGTGAAAGCTGTATTGATATGTGCTTCCATAGCTCCGTAGAGAGCATTCTCTTCGATGTTCAAATCACTCGTTTCTGGATTAACCACAAATCCTGGACCAGAGTGCGGAAGATAGCCGCCTTCCGCAAACGGATTAATCAGGATTGGTGCCGTGCTTCCTGGCGGCATAGATTTTAGATTTGGCATCAACGGGGTCTCGGACAGCAGGCGAATCAGTAGCGCAAACTGATCAGTCAGAATATTTTTGTTGCATACCGCAAGACCTGGCGCTGCTCCTTCAGCGGTATAGCTGTTAATCAGATTGATTGACTGCATCACGGCAAACATCTGCAAAAACTGCTGACGACTCAAGTTAAACGACATAGCTACGACCCTCTTTAACTTCAACAGTAATAGTTTCCCTGAACCACGATTTCATCTCTTTGTGGGAAATGATCATCACTGTCCCGCGTTCGCGTGCTTTTGCTTCCAGAATCCCCATGAGACGCTCCAGACCAGCAGTATCCAGAGCATCATCAATCTCATCGCCGATAAATAACTCGATACTCTTGCTAGCGCGACTAGCAACCAGATCCTGCAAGGCAAGAGAGCACGCAATACGCACCTTACGCTTCTCACCACCAGACAAAGTCTGGAAGGATTTACTGGAGCCTGTTTTGCTTACGCAGATATTGAACTTGTCTCGATATTCACCTTTTTTGGTGGCTTCCATTGTTGACCATTCGGCAATGATGTTCCCGTCAGAAAGGGTATTGAGATATTCCGCAGTCCTGATATTCAGGAACGGTGTCACAGAAGTCAGGATATGAGAACGCACCCCAGCAGGGGAGTAAACCTGTCTAGCCTTATCCAGTAGCAAAGCTTGTTCTTGTATATTCTTTAACTCAGTTTTAAGTACACCATAGTTAGATTTATTGGCAGCCAGGCTTTCCTCATGGCGTTTGATAACAGCCAAAAATGGGTTAGTTTCTTTGGTAATGCGATTCACTTCGCTTCTCGCCTTGGCAACCATAGCTTCTACAGCCACAACTTCTTTTTCCCGATGACGAAGCGTACCCAGCTCTTTAGTCAGTTGTTCGATTCTGGAAATAATGGCAGACACATCTGGTGTGCCGGCGACAAGTGATGATTCAATTTTGAGGGCCTTCTCAAGATGCTCTTGGTATTTAGCCACTGACGTTACAGATGCCTGCGCTTGGCAAATCTCACTGCGCGCTTGTTCAACAAAACTCTCCTTCACGGTAGACAGATCTTCAACACAATAAGCCTTGCCACAGGTAGGGCATGGCTCACCGACTTTAGTATTAACTTCTTCCGCTTTCATCTTGAATGCGCGGGCACGTTGCATCGCTTCCTTCTGGATGTTTTCGGTAACGCGGATGCTGGCGCGAATATCAGTGATCGCCCCGCGAACCTTAACCAGCTTGGCATCGTGCTCTTCTTTGGACGAAAGTTTTTCCCGCTCTTTATCGATTGCATTTTCAGTATCGCGGATCTGCTCAGGAAGACTGCGTAACTCCATTTCTACCTCAGTGAGCGTGACTTCTGCCCCAACCAGATCAGCACGAGCGACGTCAAGTCGTTTGCCGCGGTCTCGCTCCCATGCTTCAGATGAGGTTTTGGCAGACTCCAGCTCATTCTGGGACGATTCGATCAGAGACAAGCAGGCGCCCATCTTGGTTTTAGTGGTCTCCATTCGTGCGGCAGCGGCGTTGGCTCGTTCGCGAGCAATCGCGTAGGCTTTGGTAAGACGATCGACGCCTGCAGCTTCTTCTACAATAGTTTTGAGATTTTTATCAGACATACCAGGCAAATCAGGCATCGCCTCCTGGCTGGCATAGATAGAGGCCATAAATACTTCTTTCGACGCACCGATCAACCGCTCTACAAACTCTTGCGTCAGCGTGTCCTTACCTTTTGTCATGTCGCCGTCTTCACCACGAACGATCAACCTGTTTTTGAATTCCTTATGTTTGCGATGACGTATGATGGCGTATCGCTTTCCCTCATCCTCAATAGTCACCATCACTCGACAATTTTTTTCATGGCCCGTAGACAGAACATCGTCCCCTTTAACACCATGCGCAGTTTCGCCATAAAGACACCACATCAAGCTGTTCATAAGAGTGGATTTGCCAGCGCCATTACTGGCGGCAGATGAATCGCCACTATTAATACCTTGTATTAGCACAAGCCCACGCTGATCTAATTCGATATCGGCGTTAGCCAACGCCATAAAGTTTTCCACCTGGAGCTTTAGAAATTTCATACGACTCCTCTAATTTTGTGTGTCAGTTCCTGACCGCTTCTTAGTCTGAACTCCGTATGAGCCGGAAATGATCTACGATTCAAAACACCGACGTCAGAAAGTCGCCCAAGATAAAATGCTACGGGGTTACCGGTTGGAGGATAAGGTTTGTGGAACATGACCGTCTGACCTCGTTCAAGTCTTCTCATCGTGGAGATGAAGTCCCGAAATCTTCCAGAATTGGTCGTATTCACACTGCCTCCGCACTTTCCGCTTCTGTCAGGATTTCCTGACACAGCATATCCAACCTGCTCAGGTCGAAGCCGCCGTCAGTGTCGTGAATGATCTTGCAGTACGCGGCGACGGACTCGCCCAGGCTGTCTATTTTGCTGGTCTCCGCAGTACTGGCAGTGCCTTCCATCATCGATGCCTTGCGGATAAAGTTGCAGACGACTCCCTTCGCGCCCATTGTTTTCAGGACGTTCTTGAGTTTGATGCCTTCTTCATCGCTCTCAACAACGGCACGGAAGCGCACGTAGTTACCGCGGATTTGATCGTCTTCCACATCGTCCTCAAGGTTCACGAACTTGGGTGCGGAGGTTTCGTGGTGGGTGAATGTGCCGTCAGGGTTGACAATCATGAAGCCAGCCAGCGAGCCTACATCTCCCCAATTCTGGTGTGTCAGAGCGCCGATACTCACGACGCCAGGCAGCACCTCTTTGTGGTTGTGGTAATGCCCGGACAGCAGCAGGCGAAAGCCAATGTCTTTCAGTTCTTGCGCGTCTATGCCCACATCAGGCATGGTTGGAATGGCTTTGTTGATCGAGGTATGCACTACAACGTCATGCTTTCCGTCGTCCAGACCAGACCGCAGCGTCTTCAGGTCGCTAATCAGTTCCGCGTGGTTGTTTCGCCAGCTCACCATATGGACTGAAACATCGCCCATTTTGATGGTATGGGGGCGTTTGCCGCAGACGATTTCCACCCCAATCGAGCGCAAAGATGCCGCGGCGTTAGCGCTGTAAACGGAGTCATTTGTTTCAAGGTCGTGATTGCCCGCCAACATAGCTACTTTGAGGCCAAGCTCTTTGATAATCCATTCGTATGTTTCCGTGACGAAATGCAGAACAGAAGGCGATACGGCGCCACGAACATGAAACGTATCGCCAGCCACCAACATGTACTTGCAACCGGCCGCTTTCATGGCTTTCGCAGCTTCTTTGGTGGCGTCGAGTTGAATCTCCAGTCTGGAGTTCAAGCCGTCAGCGTTTGTTGTCGCGAAAGCATCCCAACGATGATAATGGGGATCTGAAATTACCCCGTATGGAACAGTCATATGTTTTTCCTTCGTGCTCATTTTGATACAGATTTTATGCGTGCTTGTGAGGCGAACAATCCAGACAGCAAGACGATAAAGGAAATGTAGAGGCATATGATTATGACAAATAATATAAGTAATTACATACTTATTTTATGAGGTTGCAGGTATTGTCTGCATAAGCATTGTGAGAAGTGGGGCGTAGATTTTGCTGTTACAGGTGGTCGAATTGTCACCAGAGACTATCTTTAAATCTCCAGAGCGCCACTGTAATGGGCGCTAACTTTTACTTGGGCAAATACTCGCTAAACCACTTATTTTTCTGCTAGTGGCTTCTGACGCGCTGTGTTGATATCAATTACCCCAGCTTTTGGACGAGAGTCGACAAGATCTAATTCTTCAGCACTGTGATACTCCATATCGAACTCCCGATCAACATGGCGGATGTATATGGCTGTGAGAAGGCTATCATCATTCAGGAAATGTCCGTAGGATTTGCGGATCACTTCGCCAACCTTCTCGATCTTCTCTCCGCCCATGCAGAGATGGTTAAACCGGCTGTGTTTCCGTAGCATCTCATCCACCGGGCCGGAGTAAACTTTATCGACTCTACCGAACCGGATGATACTTCCTCTTTCAGCTTCGACCAGACAAACGAGCTTGCCAGGTTCAACTCTTTCTTTCCACGTAACACCAGAACGAAGCGTGTTGAAGTAGGGGGCGTCTAATCCGATGATCGGTTTGCGAAATGTCAGCAGCGGAACATATCTGACGCAACTGTTAAGGTGGAAGTGTGCGCCGGCATTATGAAGCTTTAAGCGGGCCTCATTAATTGGGCATTTCGATGCGATACCACAAAGGTCACAGAGTAATTTCTGTTTGTTAAGGGTGCCGTTCGACTCGATGGTGTAAGAACCATCCTCAAGACGGCGAACCCAGCGCGTGCGTTTTAAATCCATGTTTGTCATTCTGCTCGTTATTGTCTTGGATACGATACCGCACAAGGTATACAGATTTTCGTAAATGCCTGTTTTACTTATCCACATTATCCACTGGATAGATCCTAATAATAAGATCCCTATAGAGATCCATAAATAGATCCTAATAGATCCCCGATCGCTGTAAGCCGCGCCGTGACTGGTCTGAGAGAGCATTCGTGTATGCTGTCAGCGGTAAAAGATAGTCTGTCAGCGGCAAGCAATATGCTGTTGTCTGTTTTTTGTAGGCTGTCAGCGGTAAATAACGTATGCTGTCAGCGGTTGAACGAGAAAGGTATCCACATGTCCACAAAAAATAAAAAAGGCAACAGTAACAAAGAAGTAGAAGATAACCTCGACAACTTTGAAGAAGATTCTCTCGAATTGTACACAGGGGATCTTGTACCCAATAATAATAACACGGTGCAGCCTATCGCCCTGATGAGGCTTGGTCTGTTCGTTCCAACGTTAAAGGGGACTAAACACAGCAAACGTAACAGACCAAACGAGATTGATGCTTCAAAGGAGCTTGTCCAGCTAGAAGTTGCTCGTTCAGAGGGTTACTCCGATATTAAGATAACAGGTCCGCGCTTGGATATGGATCATGATTTTAAAACGTGGGTCGGTGTTGTACGTTCGCTGGCTGAATACGGAGAGGCTAGTGGGCGTGTTGAGTTAAGTATCACTAAGTTCGCAAAATTTTGTGGCTACCCATCGTCACAAATTAGAAAAACTCTTCGGGACAGACTTACAAACAGTCTCCTGAAAATTATGCGTACCACATTGTCTTTTCAGCGCACATATGAAGAAAAGAACGTAGATGGCTCAAATAAGATCTCACTTCTGATGGTTCACCTCGTCAATAGCGTGGACTACAACGAGCAGAAAGACACGGTCGTTTTTTATGCCGAACCTAAGCTTGCAGAACTGTATCGCTTCGACCATAAGGTTCTACTCCAGTTGAAGGTCATTAATAAACTTCCACGCAAAGAAACGGCACAGGCGCTGTATACGTTCATCGAAAGTCTTCCAGCCAAACCTGCACCGGTTTCTCTCGCTCGTCTGCGAGCACGACTAAATCTGAGTAGTAGAAACGTCAGTTCGCAGAACCAGACCATACGCAACGGCTTAAAATCTCTCAAAGAGCTTGGTTATCTGGACTACAGCGAGATTAAGCGCGGACGCTCGATCTACATTCAGATCCACAGTCGCAACCCGAAACTAAAAGTCGCTTCCGTGAAACCAGAAGGCATCGGAGAGCTAGACAAACCGACTGAAAAGAGAGGGGAAATCGATGCGAAACAGAATCTTGTCAATAAGATAACCGAGCTGTCGCAAAATCTGACGCCGGAAAACATCAAGCTGATAGAGATACTCACAAATAGTCTTAAACTGCTTTGATATGCTGTCAACGGCAAAAGGTATGCTGTCAACGGTAGTTTAACGCCCAAAGTACGCTGCCAGCGGTAAAACATATGCTGTCAGCGGTACTTTGACATTTCAGTATGCTGTCAGCGGTAGAAATTTAACACACACAATCTATTCCTACCTATTACCCAGTGGTTACTAACCTCACAGACCGCATCACATCTATGTTTGTGTTCACTAACATTCTTTCACTGATGATATACGCTTTCGTATCAGCGAATGTAACTATCTGTATGTATCTTGTTTAACGTATGCTGTCAGCGGTAGTTTAGGAGTGATATTCCGTTTGGATATGCTACCAGCGGTATATAGCGACCCATTTTTAGCCGTAATATGCTATCAGCGGTATTTTTGACCAGATCATGCTTACATTTAAAAATCCGATGAAAATAGTCTTCATCGAACTTTGCGTATGCTATCAACGGTAGATACGTATCTAAAATTCGACTTTAGTATGCTGTCAGCGGTGAACATCTATCGAGAACTTCCTGTGTATGCTGCCAGCGGTACTTTTTTACATGATATTGACTGCGATGAGCATCGCAGTCAGCTTACATTTAGTGTATTTTCTTCAACAGACCCCAGAGTGTTTGGGCTTTTGAAGTGAGTCTGCCTGATTCAGAGTCATACATGCGCCACTCACGACGCTGATGAATAATGACCCCATCCTCTCGCTCAAGACGTTCCAATGCGTCTGGTTGTTTGAATCCCTTTGCACGCCAGTAACCGCTTGCCTTTTCTATTTCCAGACCTGCTAGTGTAATTGCCATTAACCAACCTCCTTGCAGTCATCGAAAAGGTAACTGACGTTCTTCGCGTGAACGCCGTAGACATCACCAGATTTGTTGTAAACGAAATTATCTTCACCCACACCAGACAGTTTGCCGTTACGTTTAGTGAGAAAGGGGGAAGACAGAACGCGCTCATCGCGCACTACATAAAACTGTTCACCGCTGTCCACAACCATCGCGCCGTAGTCAGCTTTGACGACGTTTCGGATCACGTCGTTTTTCACTTCGGCCACAGACATTTCACACTCATAGACATGTATGTCCGCATAGACAGGGAGGGAGAGCAGTGCAAGAACCAGAGCTATTTTCTTCATGCCGCGGCTCCTTTGATAACGCCGAATGCTGAGTCGAACACCAGCACTACGGCCAGCGCATTAATCATTGCGCCATTAACAGGCGCCAACGCTTTACGGATTGCTCCGGTGAAGATGCAATCAAGCACAAAAGCTATCGAGACAATAAGTAACAAGGTGTCTAATATGATTTTCATGATAGGTAGATACTAACTTATACATTTTTTGTTGTAAATATCACTCAAAAGTGCTGATGCCTAAAATGCGCTCAAGATGAGCCGAGTCCTCATCGCTTACAGGCATCTTGTCTTCGACGTACCAGAAACTACCGTTGTACCAACAAACACCGTCATCATCGATATACACAGAATCTGCATCCTTTCCAGTGTACTCAACGAGATTGCGCTCAATTGCCGCTTGAATTTCTTCATCGTTTAGCCCGTCGCACTTGACCATGAACAACGGGTAAGCGTCATAGTCAATGCTGGCTGAAATGCGAACCAAAATCTTCATGTGTTTTCTCCTTGTTGGTAAGTACTTATTTATATTATTGTGCGCCATGCGGCGCACAATCATTGTGTTCAGGCTGGTGGAAAGAACTTCTCCAGCGTGCGGTCGACAGCCTTATCAATGTGCATCAGATGCCAGACGACCATATCTTTATTTCCCAGACCGCGGGTGTAGATCACGTCGAACTTACGCCAGGCGGCGTGAAACCAGTGCGGTGTATCGTCGACCGGCAGATTGTCTCCAGCCTCCTTGAAGTACTTGAGCAGCATGGCCTGTTCTGCGGTTGGCGTCGGGCCAATCTCTTCCGCGTACATTCTGACGAAACGCTGCCAGTCGGCTTCATCTTCTGACTGTTCCGGTGCGTTCATTTCCGCAATCGCTTCACGCAGCTGCGTCGCCCATTCTGGCTCCGGGAAACCCTGGGCAATTTCGATATCCACTACATCCAGCGCAGCATTGGCCGCGTCATACAGTTTCTTCACTTTTTTTCTCCTGCATTAAAAGAAATACAATCATTGCAGCCCTGAAAGGGTTTGTGTTCTGAATTAAATGCTGTGGTGTGGAGTCGTCTACTCTTCTATGGGCTGCTCTCCACTCATCTGGCTGTTTTGCTGGGATTACGCCGATTCTATTTTTGAAAATGATGTCACAGGCATCGACAGGATCGTTGCACCAGTCGAAAGACCCAGCTCCGTTTGGGCCGATCGCAATTACTGCTGTGTAATCCCCCTCCTGAGAACCCTTCCAGCCGTATTGGGAGATTAACGGTCGATGGCCAGTAGCTTCTGCAACGAGGCAATTGATCTCAAAGTCTGTCATTTCGGAGTAGTTTTTCATCGACCATCCTCTTTATCTAACAGTTTTTGTATACTGATATCTAAATCATTTTGCCTTTCACACAGCTCAATCATTCCTGCTCGCATCGCAGCGCCGGAGATATATGCTTCAACTTCTGCCTTGCCAGAGGAGACGATTTTATCCATCGACTCTTGCATCAGCTTGGTGGCGAATGACAAATTAGAGGGAAGGTTGACAGTAGCGGCACGAAGCGATGTGTAGACATCCTCAAGTTCACGTTTGCCAGCTCTACCCTTTTTAACCAAGTCGCCAAGACGAGCAACTTCGTCTTTGATCTTCTCAATTTCTTTGGCTGTTGTGGTCTCTATCTGCGATTTGAACTTGTCACGAACACTTTTTTGTTCCGTAATACCTGGCAGCCTTTCTGCCTGCCCCAAACTCCGGTAAGAAATGGTACAGGGCACACCATCACCAACCCCGAAGCTGCTAACCATTGCGGCCCATTGTGTCTGGCTGAGTCGAAATTCAACGACAGGTCGGCGCCTTTCTGGGCTTCTTCGTGGGGCAGGATGCTCGCGATACATCACCATCTCCGCCTCGTAGATCCCGATTTCAATGTATTCCTGGTGATCCAGTTCAGAATCGAATAAACGAATACCTGTGGTGTGTACACGGCTCGTTTTAACAAGACCGAATGCTGGGTGTGACTGGATGGTTTCGCCGTGTTTGTTAATTGTTGTTACCGGATCTTCACTTTTACGATTGCTCATATCACTCTCTTGGTTCAATAAACGTTTTGAAATATCATTAACGGTTATAGTTACTTCATATTTTTATGTATGAAATTACTCATTCAGATATTCATAATTTTCATCCATGTTGTATTCTTGTGGTGTAGCTCCAGGGTGACATAATTCAAAGGCGAATTTTCGCCATTTCAATTTTTCTTCTGGTGATTGTTCGCTATATGGTGGCGCAATATCTTCGGAATCCCATTTGCCTCCACGAAGAACAATAGAGCCGCAGTTACTACCTATATCCTCGTCAGCGTAATGAACGATGAATTCTAGATGAGGGAAGCGACTTGCCAGTACGTGATAAACTGGTTCAGGACAATTCCAGGCTGTATCGAAACGAATAACCAAATCACCACCACTTATAGCGTGTCTCGCCAAACGTTTTTTAAACAGGCGCTTTGCATATGCTCGAACATGAGTTTTGCGGTGTTCGTGTCCGTACTTGATTCGTTGTTTGACGCGTTTTATAGGCATTTCTACGCTATACGCATTCCACTTGGTTCCCCAATTAGCTCGTGACCAGTCGTACCATGAATAAAAACCGTAACGACGCTTATTCTCAATGCGAAGCAGTGCGTGGGTCTTTATCTTACGGAGATATTTCTGAGTGGTTCCACGTTGAATCAGATCGAGTTCAACTTCTTTTGGCGTTTTGACTTCGCCAAAATAGAAATTACTCATAGGATATCCAGCAATGGCTGTCGCCATTGCTTCAACGGCACCGCTTTCTTCGATGTCCATACTTTTTGGGCGTTTGCAAATGTTGTTAAAGTCAATGAGTCCGAATTTATTGGTAATGGCTCGTATGAAAGCAAGGCGTTGCTTATTGGTTCCGCCAACAACGCGGATCTCATTAGTTACATGGTTAGGCATAAATTAATCATCCTTCTAAATAATTTGTTTTCTTAATTTAGATAATAACTAAAAAATTACGGCGTCCAACTCGACGCCGTAATAATCTGATGTTTTTATTTCACTGTTATAAAAGGAGTATTTGCCCCTTGAGTCATATACTGAGGTAGCTGACCATTCCATTTGTTAATGGCTTCAAGTTCCATAACATTAGGGTTTTGTCTAAGCGCTTCCCCTCGCAGTTTAATAGCGTCCGCTTCTGCTTCTGCTTCTGCACGAGCGAGGATAGCATCCGCTTCACCATTAGCCTGTTCACGTAGCATGTTGGCTTCAGCTTTACGCTGCTCAACCTCCTGCTGACGCTGGAGTGTTTTCTGGTTCGCGGTTACTTTGGCATTGATGGACTCAATGACCGTATCCGGATAGTCTGGTTTACCTACCCATGACAGGCTTAAGACCTCTATGCCTACCGGGGTCATTTCTTTTTGAATATCTTTCAGCGCATTGTCGAGCAGAGCCGCTTTTCCGCCGTCGATGAAGGCGTCTGTCGTCATGCGGCTGGCCAGACGATTTAAAGAGTCTGCAATTTTCTGGCGTAGATCCGTATCTGTAATATCATCCACACCCTTACGGTAAGTCTGGAAAACGGTGGTGACCTTGTCTCGGTTGACCAGATAAGCCACACCAATTTTGTGACCGATTGCAGTACCGTCACTCATCTGGAAAGTGAACGGTTCATCATAGGTTTTCATCTGTTTAAAAGTAGGAAATACATACAGCTCGGTATTTAAACCAGTCCACTGACGACCGACACCAACAACTTCCCCGATCCCCTTATCTTCGCCTAGCTTGTTGACTTTAATACCCACGTAACCTGGCTCTACGCGATCACAACCGCTAAGGCCAATCGTACAAATTGCTGCCAGAACAACCGCCAATAAACCTTTCTTCATTACTTATTTTCCTTCGATTTTTTTAGTGTGTTGATGTAACGACGTCCTATGATGAAGCCGACAACAGGGAAGCCAAATGCTGTGGAAAAGCCGATTAATAAAGCCAAATCACTTTTGGCTGAAATCAGCGACGGAACAAGTAATCCGTACACAATAGAGACTGATACTACAGTCAATACCGCCATGAGATACCCTTTAATCATGTGTTTCCTTTAGTTGTTTGTTTCCTGCATGATAAGTAAGTACTTATATATTTTCAAGTGATAAAAAAGGCGCCCAATGGACGCCTTGTTTTTATTCTTCAATCTCGGCTGGCGCTGACTCCTTTGCCCGTCGCTCATCGACTGCTTGAAGCGCCGCTATGATTTCTGGAAGTGGCTTATCGCGGTACATCTCGACGATCTGCGATTTCGTGTATTTCTTATCGCCAATTTCTACGCGCCCGCTGGCGTTCTTGGGCAGGTATCCTTCCTCCAACATGTACTCAACCAGAGATTCGATGACGTCCAGCCCGCGAGTCGGGTCGAAGTAGAATTTCCATGAGCATTTGCCAAACGGAGGCGCAACTTTGTTTTTAATGCATTCGGCGCCCACGTCCTGTCCGATCTTCTCTTTCCCATCCTTCATAACGGATGCACCCAGACGAATACGTACCGATGCGTAGAACTTTGGTGAGTCGCCACCTGGTGAGGTGGTCGGGTCGCCAAACATAACCCCGATTTTCGTGCGTACCTGATTCAAGAAGATGATGCACGCATTGTATTTACGCGCCCACAATGCCAGCGTAGGGAAGTTGGCGCTCGTCGCGCGCGCCAGCGCCGTGTTATCATTCATATTCAGTTGGTCTTTATCTTTCGCCGTACCATCTGCCATCTTAATGAACTTTTCGGCTTTTGAATTAGGCACCATTGATGCCAGTGAGTCTGCTACGATGCAGATTGGAGCATCTTTAGGAATAAGTTCTTCGTCGCGTACCAGTTTGAGAATAGTGCCGATCAACTCAACTGATTCTTCAAAAGTGTCAGGTTGTTTGTAAACCCACTGACCGTCGTCTTCGTCGGCATTCAAGCCGTTCGCCACTGCCAGACCAACGTCAAAGCTGTTTTCGTGATCGAGGAACACAGCCAGACCTTCTTGTCTTTGCGCAGAGATCATCGCTGCCGTTGCCAGAAACGTTTTGCCGGCGCTTGGTGGCCCGAATATCTCCACGATACGTCCAGACGGGAATCCACCGTCATATCGCCCTGAAATGGCTTTATTCAGTGGAGGGAATCCTGAATCAATCCAGTGGGAAACCTTCTGGATCTCGTCGTTGCTGCCGATTTTCTTTTTAAGCGCTAGAGAGAGAGCGGATTTTCCTTTTGCCATGTTCAGGCTCCTTTTGATTCGTTGATTCGCTTCGAAGCAGCGGCTTCGTCAAACTTGATTGCGTCGTGGTTCAGGTGTTTGGCGACGCGAGCGATGATCTTCACGACCTGCTCGCTGACCAGCGCGAACTCACGCTCAGTAGCAGAAATGCCAGCAACGCCCAGAATGTTCGACAGAGCCACCACTGCGTGCTCGCCGTGGCAGAAGACAATCTCCTTAGCCAGCATGGTTGGCGTGGTAGTTCCGCCATTAATGATGGATTTCAGCATTAGCAGTACCTCTCAAACGGAAGTACAAAGACTTCCAGGTCTTCCAGAAAAGAACGGAAATTCAGCTCATGGCACATCTGTTCGAAAGTCTTCATATTTCGAACGCCTTTAATCGACTCGATCTCGCTGGGCGGGAATTTGGTATCAATAAGATTCATCAACGTCATATTGCGTTTGAAGGCTTCCAGCATCCGACAGCCCGTCTTCTCGTTGAAGGCGTTCTTTGCCAGCTTGTTGAATGCCGTTTTATACCGGCCTTTGTCGATTACGATTGAACCGTTATTGATGCCTCGCACCATAGAGGCGACGCTTCCCCATTCATGCAACAGCTCTTTCGCACCACCATCACCGATACCGCCAACACCTTTGATGTTGTCCGATGTATCCCCCTGTAGTGCTTTGGCTTCCAGAAAAGCGCGCGGGGTTGGGAGTCCGATAAGTTCTGCAAATTGTTCGAAGTTAACCTGCTTGTGCTTCGCGTCTTCGCGTAGACTTACCCAGCTCACATTCTCGCGCACTAACTGGAGCCAGTCTCCGTCACCTGTAAGTAGATAAATGTGATCAACTGTTGGCTGCGGTGCCAGACGAGAAACAAGCATTCCTGCCAGGTCGTCAGCTTCTGCATCCTTTGCGATGAGCTGATTAACGCCAAGCGCAGTCATCATTTTAAGGATGTAAGGCTTCTGGATAGCGAAACCTTCTTTCATCTTTTTCATATCCGGATCGTCATCGCGATTAGCTTTGTATTCCGGATAGTAGTCTCGACGTTTGTCGCTGAATCCATCCCACAAGATCATTGGGCGGGCATGGAGGATAGAGGAATAACGACGGACGTTTTTAACGAAACCGAATATGGCCTGAACTTCCATATCGCCGTTATGTAATTTGTCGGATTGCTGGTGGTAATAGCCAAGACTGTTACCATCCACAAAGAGATAATTCACCGGTACACTCCTTCAAAAAAGTAAGGCGTCCGTAGACGCCTTACTTGTCTCGTTATGGGTTACAGAGCATTCAGTTCAGCCAGCAAGTCATCTAGACCTTCATCAGCTGGTGTGGACGCAGTGATGGTGGAAGCTGGAGTGCTTTTAGTTGCGGCTGCTGCACCATCTTCTGGCGCTTTATCCGAATCTTGTGTGGTTTCCGGTTTGAACTCAGCTTCTGCTGCTCGCAGTATCTCTTCGTCGACAAGGCTGGTTGATCCTGGTGCTGGAGTGTGTGCTGTGGCGACGGCAGTTGCGCCTTCTGTATGACCAGTGATAGTCCCAAAACCAGGCAGTGATGTGGTGCTTGCTGTAGCGCTTGATACGGAAGAGGATACCGCCAGAGAAGACATAGTTGCTGCTGGAGCTGCGATACCGATCAAGCGTCCCATTGTACGAGCTGTGGATAACAATCGTGTTTCATCAGCCTGATTTGCATAAGCGATCAAATCATGTTGTGTTGACCACAGCTTTTCAGGAATATCACCTTTGTAAACTTTACGCTTTGGTGATACATCGTATTTGGTGTCTCGGCCGGAACCGGTACGTTTAACCAAGAAAGCGTAACCTTCTTCCTTGCTCAGTGGGTTGCCAATATCGTCAGCGATATCTTCGGACATAACCTTGCAAATATCATCAAAAACAGTTGCCGGTAGTTCAATTAGCTGGCATTTCTCAACATCGGCAAAGTCTTCTCGTGCAGAAAGTACGCCATTGACCAGATAACGCGGAGTCGCACGCATTTGGCCGATACGCTCCTCCATAGCTTTATTTCCCTTGAAACGAGCACGACCTTCCATCACCATTTCACATAACTGGCAAGCGTGACCGTGAGTGTGCTGTTCACAGATATAGGCAGTGGTGACTTCTTTACCTTCTTCGTTCTGATGCTTAACGTAGTGCATACCAAAAGTCTGGAAAAACACACCATTCGGGTCATCCTTATTCGGGAAAATACGAAGATAGTTATTACCGTCTTTCATACGAGTCAGATCGATGTTATTGCCACGCTTAGAAGCAATATCACCACGGGTCTTGTTAAGCAGATCGAGCAATGACTTAGACATGTGTTTCTCCTGTTGTGATTGTGGCCATTGGCGCCGTGCGCTTTGGGCATTCGTTTGGTTTAGACTCTTTTGAGCGCGTAAATAATAGATCAGTACTTACTTATTATCTATAACAATTTAACGGGGTGGTAGGAACCGTTCAACCCCCAATCTCTCTATCTCCACAATCGTCATTTTTGATGCCTGTACTATCATGTCTCTACGATGTGAGAAGGCGGATACAGCGTGTTTGTACAGATCTGCTATGTGTCTGGCATCGTCAAGTTTCTGTCTCTTGGCGAGATATTGCGGATTAGTTTTGACCTTTGCATCTAGAACGGACTCGTTAAACTTAATACCGTTCATACTTAGATTTTTACGTTCATTATCATAAATTTTTGCCTCGATAGCGTCGAGTGATAGTTTGGCATCGGCAACTTCACGCTCCGCTTGTGCCAGCTTAGAGCCGTACTCCATCAGAAGACGCGGCTGCTTACGCCATACCTCTTCAAGATTCTCACGGTCGAACTCCAGATCGGCCATAACTTTTTCGTAGATTTTGACGCTCATTTGTTAGGTTCTCATTTATTTAATTGTATTAATTATACAATCAAGCAAAAATTCAGTCAGTAGACACCTTGATGTAAGAAAACATTCGCAGAACATGGAGCTATATTGCCCCTGTTCTGTACAAAAATGAGAGTTGCTAGATTGTTTTAAGCGTTTTAGCTACGTCAGATAGTATTGCTTCCAGTCTTTCCCCTTCTTCTGGGCGGAAGTACAGAATATTTGGATTGAACCCATAGAAGACTGTTACATCAAGATCGGGTAAATACTCTTTTCGTCCAACCAGGTCGGATGGTTTGCTCTTGTTGTTGAATAACGACGTCGCTCGGCTGCCACACGTCAGCACATAGGTCGGACGAACCAGGTTGATCTCTTCGCGCATGAAGTCAGTGAACTGGCTTATCTCGTCTTTGGTATAGTCCTTTTCTTTGTCCTTCACCTTCTTGCACACGCCGGTGACGTACAAATCGCCCATTCTTAGACCGCCTGCAGTAAGTAACTTCGCTTTGAAGTCGTCGTACCCGTTTTCCATGAAGTAACCGGTACGCCCATCATTGCCGTTCGCATTGTCCAGAATGACCATGATTTTCGGTTTAATGCCGATGCTGGGACGGATAAGTTCATCACCTAAACCCATTTCGGCCGCCATGCGCGTCATCAGTACATTCACCTCCGCAGATCGTTTAGGGGTCATCTCGAATGGACGAGAGGCTTTCACAGCGTCGATCACCAGGTTGCCCATCAGCTCCGCCTGGTCTCGCAGACGATTGGGGTCTGTTGCTGGAAGACTCCCAGACTCGATGGATGCGAAAGCACCGACTTTTTGTAGTGAATCTCGCACGCGACTGTTGCACGCACGCTTCTCTACAGCCTCCTCAAACTGTTCCAGTGACTCAAACTTACCTCCGACTTTTTCACGTGCTCGCATGATGGCTTTGCAACCATTCTCGGAACAACCTTTAACAGCAGAGAAGGGGGCATACAAAACTTGATTACCATCCTCTAATGTTCGGATCTCAATGCGATTAGAAGATACGTTAACATCTGGTGGTAAGACGCGGATGCCATAGGTGAGCGCATCCTTTACCAGCCCCTGGTGTTTGTCCTCGCCAAGAATAGTGAGCGCAGCAGCAAAGAACTCAGCCGGGAAATGTGTTTTCAGCCACATGGATTGATAACTGATCAGCGAATAGGCCACAGAATGTGATTTGTTGAACTGGTAAGCACCGTTCTTCTCGAATGCCTCCCAAATTTCTTTCGCTTTCATTTCTGACAAACCAGCGTGTGAGCCTGTCACGCGCACAATTGCCATAGGTAACTTTGCGCCTTTCTCAAGAGCCTCTTCCACTGTTAACAGTGTTCCGTCTTCACATTTGAAATGTTCGGCTCGATGAACGCGCTGCGTTGTGCCGTCTGCCAGCTCAACATCAATCCATCCAGCTTGAGCCTGAGCGATAAATCTTTCACCCATGCTCTTCATTTTCTCCATATCTTTCTTACCGATCGCTTTACGTACCCCATCTGCCTCAGCCATTGTGAAGCCGGCCAGCAAACGAGTCGCGCTCATGGTTTGCTCCTGATAGAGAATGACGCCATTTGTTTCGGCGGTTAGCTCGTCCAGTACTGGGTGCAGTGATTGCGGAGTCATGAAGCCTTTGGCAACTGCGACGTAATCATCCAACATGCCTGACTGAATCGGGCCAGGTCGAAATAGTGCGGTCGTAGCGACAACGGTTTTAAAGCTCATCGGCTCAATGCCACCGCCCAGATCTTTAAGCAGCTTGCGCATGGAGCCGGACTCCAACTGGAATACGCCCTGCGTGTACCCTGCAGCAAACCCATCCAGAACCTTGCGATCGTCCAGTGGGATAGCATCGAGATTGATGTCTTCCCCTGTACTCTCTTTGATGTAGCGTTTCGCGCTATCCAGCAGATCGAGCGTTGCCAGACCGAGAACGTCCAGCTTAATTAGCCCCATCGCCTCACAGTAACGTTTATCGAACGCAATACAGCGAGCATTGCCACGCAGCTCGACGGGCGTGCGTTCTACCAATGGAACGCCAGCGACGATCATCCCCGCAGCGTGACGACCAAAACCACGCATCAGATTTTGAAGTTTGCAGGCGGCTTTGAAAGCATCCGGGTTTTTGGTGGCGTATTTGTCCAGGCTGGCCAGTTGTTCACGCAGTTCTTCAAGAGACAGGCTGTCGTCTTCCAGATTTTTAAACTCTTTAGAAACGGCCATGTCCGCGGCGTCTACACCGAAAATGCGAGCGGTGTCGCGCAAAGCAGAGGCGGCGCCAAGATAGGTAAAATTAGGAATGCCGGCGACATATTCTTCGCCATAGCGTTCATTGAGATACTCGATCACCTCATGGCGACGCGCCTGGCTGAAGTCCAGATCCGCATCCGGAAGGTCAAGACGTTCTGGGTTAATGAAACGCTCAAACAGCAGACCGTGGCGAATAGGGTCTACGTTTGTGATGCCAATGCACCACGCCACTAGAGAACCAGCAGAAGAACCACGCCCAGGTCCAACGGGAATACCAGCTTCACGACTGTGATTCATCAGATCGCGAACCATCAGGAAGTAACCACAAAAGCCCAAGCGAGTAAGTGTATTCATTTCGTATTTCAGACGATCAACATATACCCGATGTTGGGAAGCCGGTGGCGTATAGCCAAACTCTTTTGTGGTAAGACGTTTGCGCAATCCCTCTATGGCCAGCTTCATCAGAGTTGCAGGCTCGTCGTCTGCCATCTTGGGCAGTGCTGGTGGCAATTCATGCCAGCGCCATGTGCAGGCTTCAATAATGGTGTCCTGCGTTGTTGAGGCCATTGCAGCTGTTACCGATACATCCATGCGAACGGAGAAGGCTTTTAATGCTTCGAGGAGATGGCGGCGCCCATTAACAGCGTTGTCACGCTGATAGGGTATACGCAAGCGATGAGGCTGATCTATTTTGATGTTATTCGTCACCATATGCGCAATATCTTTAATATCCGCGTCGTCGACCTCTTCGTAATATGCAGGGTAGAACGCAACAGGCTCAATTTTCAGCGCTCTAGCTACTTTCATCGCCCGAACGTTTATCTGGTCGTAGAATGGAGTTGGGTGAGGGTAAACCACGTTGTAGAAGTTTTCGCGCCCGCCTGCAGTGATCAATGTGCTGATAATATTAGCGAAATCCCTACGTTGAAATACGCTGCCAATGTCGGAGGTGAGCAGAATAATGTTACCTTTAGCATATGTGGTCGCCAGCTGATCGAGTGAGAGTCTTGGCACAAAGTAAAATTGTTCTCGCTTGTTTGCGATTGTCATTAATTCGCAGATGTCACGATAGCCATGTTCGTTCTTGATTAGAGCGGTGAAGCTATAATTCCGTTCACGAACCAATGATTCCATACATCCTGAAGACTCTTTTGCTAGTCTGGCGCGGTGCTCATACGTTGGATCGTCAACAATATTTAGCTTTACACCACAAATCACCGCTATGTCTTCACCAGCGGCACGCTGCAGGGGGATCACACTAGCAATATTCATGCTATCCGCAGAAATCACAGCGGTATAGCCAGCCTCCTTCGCGATCTTCACCGCGTTTTCTGCTTTAAGAGCTGACTCTCCAAGAGAAAAGTCAGTTCTGACCATCAGAGCCTTCATGTGTTTTTACCTTTCTGTTTTTCTTAATTTTGTCACTGGGGAAGCCAACGAACTTCCCATATATTGAGATCGCAACTTCTTTAGCTGATTGATGGCATTCCGATTTGTCTGGACATGCCAGACAAACCCTGCTCGTTTCAGATGCTGCGATAAGGGAGCTGAAACATCCTTTACGCACGATTAACCGAATATTTTCTGTACCACTTCGCGAGCAGCTTGCGCGGAAGTTGAGGGGAGTTTATTAATAAATGACTTATCGATGCCGGCAGAGAAGTCTCCGCGCATCATTCCAATTTTGGCTGATAGCAACAATTCACGAGGGCCTATTGGCTGACTGATAAGATGTTGCTCATATCCATCTCTAACAAGATTGGCGAACTTGACTAACTTTTCTGCATATTCACGTATTATTCCTGCCTCCACCAACATGTTGGTTTCAGCTTTTACGCTCATATATTTCACATGGGAGACGATACCGAAACGAGAGAAGTTCGCGGCGTTCTGGATGTTCGTTCCTTGATAAAGGCCTGTTTCATCGCCAGAACCATTTGTATTTCCCGTGCCAATAAAGGCGAAACGCTTATGCGGTTCAATACGGCGCCAGTCTGGTGTGGCTTCTTTGATAATTAATGGCTCGCCTTCCAGTACTGGCTGGTAAACGCCCAGAATTTGCGGGAATGCAAAGTCGTACTCGTCAGCCAGATATACCCATCCATTTTTCATCGCCAGTGCCAGTAGACCAGGCTCGAAGTATGTAGATCCGTCTCTAGCTAGAATTTGTCCAGTAACATGCGCTTCTTCCATTGAGGCTGTATGTTGTGCGCGAATTAAAGGACGATTAAGTAGCGCGCATAACTGGGTTGGTAGTGACGATTTACCTGTTCCAGCATGGCCCCACAGATACCCAGGTATACCAAGTTCCAGCATCATGAAAATGTCTTTGATTAGATCAAAATCACCATACACATAACCTTTCTTTGCTTCTGGCACGAACTCAGGATACGGAGTGTTTATGTTCACAGCTACTTGTAGAGGCTTCCCTCGCTGTGTACCAAGCTGTTTTACGGTCACGTTAAGCAGTTCGTGAGCGGCCACTAGTTCAGTTTTGTACTCAACAGTGCCTGCATATCCTGGATGGGAACTGATATCAGCTATTTTCCCTTCACATGGTGTTTTTTCTGCTCGTTTTTCTTTCAATTTCTCCATCGCTACACTTGAGAGTGTCGGTTCATCCGGGAATTGGGTCGTATACATTTTTACGACGTCATCGACATCAAGATGTTTAGCGTCTTCAGGGATGTTTTCGCAACGTCCCATAGAAATGTGAGTCTTAAAGTGATGGAAGGGTTTGCCACACCACTTGCAGATTACGATTTCAGGTAATTTATCTTGCTGTAGTGCAGTAGCGGTCATATGTTTTCCTTACTGTTGGTCGTTTTGTGGGTTATATCTTATATAAATATATTATATTGTATAGTAAGTGGTTACTTATTTTTTAGGTTGAAAATGTTAGCTAAGAATGATACGAGAAAGCTCGGTTACTACCGATGAACCTAGTTGCTCCACACTTTTCACTAAAGCATAGTTTTTATAAAAAAACTTTGGTGCATCAGTTAGTATGCCTATAGCCATAAGATCGATATCGCTAACTGTTTCGATTTCTTTAGTTGTAGCCTTCAAATGCTCCTTAAATCCCTCTCCAGTAGCACATGGCACGCCGTCACTCAAAACCAGCATGATCTTCCGATCTTCCGTTCTGCCAGAGAATAGAGATGCCAGTTGCACTATGCTCTCTCCATCAACGTTGTTGAGAAGAGGGAAGGTAGTACTGACGCACCCCATACGAGCACGAATTTCTGGCGCGTTAGCCTTTTCGTTCCAGTTTTTAATAATAGGCAACATCAATGCTTCGAAGCGCGAAAACCCACGTTTCGACCTGTCGCTACTGTCAGGATTCCCGAATGTGGTAAAGCCGGTAATGATGTTAGGCACATTGATGCGATCAAGCGCATCGGCAATGGTGTAGGCGCTGGCAAGTGCCAATAGTATTTTTTTGCCATTCATTGAACCAGACAAGTCAATCACCTGCTGAACGCAAGCGTTAACAGCCTTGTGGTCTTCCTTCCTGCGAAATACACGCTCATCCTTCATTGATAAGCGATACAAACTTGAACCGTGTATTCGACCACGACGTTGGCCAGGGATAAACTGTACGCGATTGCGACTTGCAATCGCACGCTCCAGATCTTTAGCAAGAGTAGAGGAAACGCCAGAAGACAGATATCGCTCAATTCTTCTCTCAAACAACTTACTACCTTCAATGACAATGCGATAACGATCGATTGGGTAATGAAGAGGTATGGCGCCGAACACTTTTTGAGTACGTTTTATGTGTTCTTCTGCATCATCTATAGAGCCTATAAAATCGTATGAACGATCGTATGGCCGATAGTCTGAAAGAGATGTGCTTGTAAGCTCTTTACTAATAGTTGCCGACAGTGCGTCCTCAGTCATTTCGCCCACCGCGTCCTCCATCTCATCAAGTGCCTTGAGAGCGTCTTCTAATGTCATGTCATCTGTCGTAGGCGTTAAACCAGAGTCACCTTCTTGAGTGGTTTCTGTGTCTTCTTTTTTCTCACTACCTTCATCAAATTTGTCGTCTGCTTTCTCACCGGTTTCTTCCGACTCACCAGCAGTTCCACCTGTTGTACTATCACTGTCTTCATCAGAGCCATAGCCATCTGAAATATCAGCGTCGTCATGAATGCCATCCGCAGGAGTCGACAGATCGTCTGCGCCTGCTTCTGTAGTATTATTATCTGTGTCACTTATATCTTTATCGTCTGTAGGTAAGTCCCTATCTACTGATTTTGATGATTCAGACACACCAGAATCGTCTGTTTCTGACCCTTCTTCGCGACCATCATCTCGATCTTCTTTCGCTTTCTTGTCATCCGTCGACTCTCTATCATCTTTAGCTTTTACTCGTTCTGTAGATGATTCTTCTGGTGACTCGGTGGTTACTTCCGTCTCCTCTTCACTTTTGGGAGATTTTTTTACGGTAGGATTTTAGCTTAGGTAATTCACCTTCTGGATTCTCCTTCATGTCTTTCATTAATGTGGCTATTGCAGCGGCCACTTTGACACAGTCTTCTGTGCTAGACATGTTTCGAACGGCAACATCTACCCCATGCTCTTTCAACAAAGCCACAGGCTTTGCGATCAGATGCCAGTACTTTTCCATAAATTCAATAAACGGGGCTTGTCCATCCCAGGCACGTACAACAGGGCAAAGGAAAAATTTAAGAAATAGATCGCGCTGATTACCGTGACATATTGAGACGGCTTCTGGCACTTTTGTTTTGAAATACTTATCGATGATTAGATTTTGTGTAGCAAGTAAGTTACGACGTGTTCCGTTAAAAACCTGACCCATTTTACGCTCAATGAAGACATCTTCCAGTGCGTTCCACAAACCTGCAGATGGTGCCTTACCTTTTTTACGCATCTTTATGGCCACAAGAGTGTCTGTGAAAAGTATATGAGCCACTTCATGGTCAAGAAAACCTCGCACTGCGTTCATTAGTGTTGGTGTTGCATCGTCTGGGATCGATGGAATATTTACCAGTACAGGCTCTCCACGCTTGTTGTAACGTACAAAAGCGTCATTGCCTCGTTCTGCCACTGGTATCTGCTTACCAGACAACATTGCCACTACACGTTTTACACAGTCGCGAAAGTCCTGTACCTCTTTCAATACAGTTTTGGTCGGAGCTTTAGACATGAGATTTTCCTTGTCGCTAAAACAATTTGTTTTCTTGTGTTAGTAATTTAGCGCTGTACGAACAGGCATCAAAACTGTTCGTACAGGTCACGGAGGTGGGAAGTTAGGTTAATTCGTTCTAACTGCTATTGAGCCGCAGCCGGTGTTAATCAAAGTGAATCGCTTGTTGCAATACTCAAACTTGAATGCGGTTGCATCGTTCATGTCCAGGGGTAGCTCAACAGCTGGGAACTCGGTAAGAATTGTCGCGGCATTTTCCTCTTTTAGCGCATAAGCTGTTCCAACCTCAAGGGCGGTCAAATCAGAAGTAATATTTTTCATTTCATATCATCCAACTGAACACGGTTAAATTTTATCAAATACTACTACCTATTGTATCAAAACTAAATATATCTATATCAGATATATCTCACTTTTCTCCTTCATAACCAGGCAAGATAAGTAACTTGAGCCGTGTTATACTGCCGCTTGGCAAGTACTTTGATGCCTTCTAAAATAGATAGATAAGTCTTTACAACCCTAGCCTTTACTGTAATATCGGTAAGCACTTACCAGAGATAAACAAAACACGCAAGGTTTAACTATGGCTACCAAAGAAACAGAAAATAAATCAGGTCGATACGCTGCATACATCGATTCTCTAATTACGATTTCTTCTAAAAATCAGGCAACTATTGCCAGTGAAATAGGTTATAAAAACCCTAATAACCTTTCGCTTATCAAGAGTGGCAAAATCCCTTTACCGATTGATAAGGTTCGCCCACTGGCAAATGCTCTCGGGGCCGACCCTGTTCGTCTGATGTTGATGGTGCTTGAAGAGCGCCACCCAGAACTCCTGGAGTTCTTTAGAGAAGAAGGTACAGCGCCTCTTTCTCCGGACGAAAAGAAAGTTTTAGAAGCGTTTCGCCAGCGCTTTGATGGTCAGCATGGCGCTTCTGAAAAGGTTGTTGAAGCCATCAAGTCACTGTGAGAAGTTTATACGAATAAGCTCGGTGGCTAGACGATCTCCCTTGAATTTGTGGTCTATCTCGTCTAAATCGTTTTGATTTACTATGGATGAGATGTATGTCGAAAAACCTTCCAGGGCGACTCGCATCTCATCCATGTAATCGTGTCGATCGTAGACGCGGTCCATTCCCTCAAGACTGTGGTTCATAATCTTACGCGAGACTTCAGGATTAATCCCTAATGCTGGAAAATAGCTTCTAGCTGTACGTCTTAAATCTCGTGGTGTAAATGCTTCCACATCCATAAGCTCAGGGCGTTCAAGAATCCTTCTTAAAGCTTGTGCTATGGCCACCTTAGACATAGGAACATCTTTTCCTGGCTGCTTATTAGACGGAACGAGCCATTTGCTACCTTTGCCATAATTGATAAGCTCCTCAACGCACTTCTTCATCAGCGAACTTAAAGGTAGTGAATGATGTCTGGCTGATTTGTTACGTGTACCTTGATTCCATACATCTCTTTTTAAATCAAACTCCTGTACTCCAGCTCGCAGTACTTCATCTGGCCGTCTAGCGGCTACGAGACAGAGTCTAGCGGCCCATTTTGTACCAGGGCATACATTAAAATAATCCCAGACATTCCAAAAAACCCAGACTTCGGCATCAGTCAACTTTCTTTCTCGCGGTGCAGGTTTGGCACCACCGGCGACCTTGTTCAGCGACAGATCGTTAAGAGGAGATGTATCGATCATCCCTTGAAAGGCACACCATCCCAGAAATTGTTTCATCAGGGAAAACACGCGTCTCCCCATAACTATCTTGCCTTCCAGTATCAGTGGGTTCACCAGTTGGTTGACTAAAACCCTGTTTATATCACTTACTTTTACATCTGCTATGAATGGCAAAACATGTATCAAAATGCAGTGAACTGCTATTTCCGGTCGACGTCTTGTTATCAGTAAAGATAAGCGAGTGAATAACTGAAAAGCATCTGAAAACCGCATGTCGCCACTTACCAGAGAGGCTGCCATCGTAGTCATTTGTGATGCTCGGTCGAGATATTCAATCGTCTCTTGAGAGGTGTTCTCGGCTGCGCGTGCTCTATCAAAGGAATTTTTCATAGTCCAATCACTGAGTTACGCCTTTACTGTATGTATAAACAGTATATTAGGCATTGTTTCTTATAGGATCAACATAAACTTAACGGTTTTTTGTCAATGATTCCATACTTAATAGGTATGGAATCATTTATAGCCAGTTTGACGGAAAATAAGAATTAAAGGACAATGATGCCACACAAAATGAAATGCTTCTTAAAGGGGCAATAAGTGCGCATAGAAGAAGAAGTTTTTCTCGATGATTATGGGATGAGACGAAAAAAATTCGTTTATGATCATCGAGTTCATCACAGCTACGTTTTTGTTGCCGGCAATGAAGTATATACCGTTATTGTGGGGAGTCTGGTTGACGAAGTGACCTTCACTCGAATCGGATACGAGATGCCCCCTGGCATTGCATTTCCTGCAAACGGAATGGCAGAAGTTTATTTTGACGTTTTCGACGGTATGGATGGTTTGGCCGACTTCCGCCACGTCAAATTTGAGGGATTAGGGAGTGCTGTGGTTTTGCAAACGGTTTCATTGGCGCTAATCGCGCACTATGAAAAATTTAACATTGGTGGATTTGTATTCCAGGCCGCTTCTGGTGGTGTCGTGGACATTGGGCGCCGCACGACTCTTGAAGAGACCTATGACTATATGCTTGGGTTAAAAAGTGAACCGCGCTATAATATACGTACAGGGTTGCCAAAGAAAGCTCCGCGACCACTGATACCGGAAGACTTACATGCGTACAAAACAATTACAGAGGGGAGAGCCTGCTATGTCGTATTACAATAAGCACGAACGCACCGCACTTCTCGGCTCTATTAATGGTGAGAAGAAGGTTTTGCAGGCGTTGGTTACTGCCGAGTTGAAGACTCACCCCGCTAACTCCGAGGCGTATTTACGCGGCCTTAAATCTGGTCTTTCTGCGGGCAAAAAACATTCATCTGCCACACTATTACGCAGAAAGTTGAAAGGCAGTCTCGTCCGAGAATTAAACGAAATTTAAAAGATTCAGTAAAGAAGGGCCACTTATGTGGCCCTTCTTTTACATAATACTTGCTAACTCAGCAAACTCCTCGTATCCACCGATCGGCTCCCCATTAACAAAGACCTGTGGTATGGTTTCTACCGATTTACCTACCAGTTCGCTTAACTTCTCCTTCCCAATGCCGGCCGCCACGATGTCAATGTATTCGTACTCGCCATAACCGCGGCTTTGCAGCTGTTTCGCCAGCTCGACCGCTCGTTTGCAGTATGAGCAGTTGTCGCGTCCGTATATTGTGATCTCGGTCATTTAGTTACCTATAAATAAGCTTCAAGTGCAATTTTGCACAATTCAGAACGCACGCAATCTTCGGCCATGAACTCAATCAGACCAACTTGGCTAGACGGTTGGAACCGCTCCAGTGCGTCTTCCAGCCCTGATTTGACATTGCCTGGCAGATCGCATTGGGTAATATCCCCGTTAACGATAACCGTTACGTTCTCACCCATCCGGGTCAAGAACATTTTCATTTGTGACGCCGTAACGTTTTGTGCTTCATCCAGTATCACAACAGCATTTTCGAACGTGCGTCCACGCATATATGCGAAGGGAGCAATCTCCACTTTCGCAACATCTGGCTTTAAGCAATATTCGAGAAATGAGCTACCCAGACGCTTCTGTAGCACGTCATAGACAGGTCGGAAGAATGGAGCAAATTTCTCGCTTATATCGCCAGGAAGGAACCCCAGATCTTCTTCTGCTTGCAATACAGGACGAGTTACAATGATCTTATCGACTTCCTTATCCAGAAGACGTTGCGCTGCGACAGCAGTAGCCAGGTATGTTTTGCCACAGCCTGCCTCACCAGTGGCAAAAGTCAGCTCCTTATTATCTAACGAGATAAGATAATGAGCCTGAGCTTCGTTGAGGGCTTCGATTGGAGAGTTATCGCGTTTTGGTTTAGGGGGAAGAGCAGGGGTTGTAGTCAGTTCGTCAACGATGATGGCGTCTATTTCATATCCATTAATGCGTGATTTGTTCTTTAGCACCTGACGGGCTGCGCGACGCGCCTGTTTACGTTTGTTTCCCATATTGAGTCCTTTCAAGTGAGTAACCAGACGAACTATACCTAAAAGAAAACGAAAATGTAAGTGAGTAGTTACCTATTTTCGGTTTAATACCCCCCCCCTCCTAGTGGGCCGGTATTAAATCAAGTCTTCGTAATTTTTTCAAATATGTTGCTAGGATTTATTCCATAGTCACTCAGTTTTCCCGCCTTCGTTTCTCCTGGATACTTGGCAAGAACCCAAGTGGCATTTTTTGAAATAGACTGCGATATTTTAGTAAAATAGGGACCATCTACACTAGCCAGCGAATGTCCCAGAACTAGAACCTCATCAACCTCTGAATAACGGAGAAATTTCTCTTTGTGAGAATCGATAATAACATCGGTTGGCTTATATGAGTTTTTAAAGTAATTGTCTATATGATCATAGGCATCACTAACCCGAATATCTTGATCTGGCCCGTAATCAGTATTAAGAGAGTTTTTGTAGAATACATCGTGCCCAATAATTAAATTTTGTCCTATTTTTGCATTACCGTGGATATGTAGAATGTTCTCATCCGGAACACCATAAATATCCTGCAATGTGTTTGTATAGTTGAAGGTGAAAAAGTAACTGTCTCTGTTGATACTTGGGATATACCAAGACGGTGTTAAAGCACGAGAAAGATCGATAGCGTTGATCCAATCCCTTAATGCCAAAGGGAGTTCTTTTATTAATCGTTCGGTTATTTGTTCAATTTCATACGGAAAATCATGGTTTGCGCTATCTCTCCAGTCATCATCTCCGGGTGACATTAGAAAGCAGCTATTTTCTTCAAATGCACCATCGTAATTGAAACTTCCTAATGCGCTTTCAAGATCATTCCATTCATCCTCTGTTGGGACAAAGTTGGAAATAGACTCATACAACTGTTGATTATGGCGTTTTACATACGCTTCAAAACAACAAAAGCGCGTTGGAAGGCCGTGTCTGATGTCAAATCCATTACCTATCACATACAACCGCATAACGCTTTCTCTTAGTCATTTTTAATATCATTCTACGCCATAGTGGCGTCAGCAAAAAGGGGCCGAAGCCCCTTTGGATTTTGCGCTGAAAAAAGTGTTGCTAAGATGCTAGAAGCTATGGTTAAAGAACGTCTGCCGTAATGTCTATCACAGCGTTGAGCGGTCTGGCCATGGTGACAGACTGAGTTTTTTCGATAAGAAAAACATAACCAAACCGCTCAACGCTGTGTTGGCGGAGGATAATGGAATCGAACCATCATCGCTTTCGCAATGGGACGGTTTTCAAGACCGCTTGGGCGCCATGCCCTCTATCCTCCGTTCGTTGTGACGCCAGATGCTTATCTTCTGGTTGCTTCTACGAGCTGCAATTCATCACAACGGTAAGGGCATTCAGGGAATCAGATCCGTCGCGAACAGCCAAAGAGCGCGCCTTCCCTGCTGTCGTCCAAATGCCCTTACCGTTGTGGCGATGATGGGTGGATTCGAACCACCGACCAGTTGATTAACAGTCAACCGCTCTACCACTGAGCTACACCATCAATTTCGCAGCGGTACTAGCTTCGGAATCTGAAGTTTTCCCGCAACTTGCACTTTACGTTAGTGCCAGACGAGGCTTGCGGCTCGCTCAATTTGAGCGAAGATCTTAAAGACTACTCGGCGGTTGATAGGCGCCAGATGTTTAGATCTTATTGGATGTATGGAATCATCCATGTTGTGGCATCACATAATTTGCTACACCTGGAGGTATTAACCACAACGTTGAGACCACTTAACCGATTAGTTTTACCCAATTACAACCTTGTCAGTCTTACAGCCTCTGTGGATTTCACTGTATGATTGAAAGAAAACAGTGGTCTCAACGTTGTGTGCTGGCTTACCACGCCAGCCGGGTTACGTCGCCGCTTTAACCCAGATTAAACGACATAAGTAATGGAAATGACGTAACAGGATGGGCGGTCGATAACTGAAACCGGGATGGGTGAATGGAATGAGGAAACCAACCGCCCATCCTGTTACTTCATCGAAGAGGGCATGCATGAGTGGTGTCGTGCCATGCATGCCCTCTCCTGCGTTCTGCAATCACACTCGCTCAGTGTGTCCCATTTCGGTGACGAGGCTGGAAACTGACCTCGCTGGTGTTTGGCTTATTAGGCTACTGCCAGATACTGATTGTCGTTTGCAGTTATCTTTAAACGTTCAAACAGTCGCGTACTAACGAAAACAAAGCAATCTTATACATATAACAAAAATAAGTAAATACTTATCTATCTTTTATGCGTTCAGTTGATAACTTTTTAATCAGGCTCCCCTTCGAAGAGGGGGTTCGTGAGACAGTGGCGGTAAATCGCTTACCTTGGATAGTAATACTCTCGTGCGCCTTCAGTTCCCCATAACGGATTTCCAATAGGACGCCAAGACGCCATAATCCATCATCGATACGCTTTTTACTGGCAAATTTTATCAGCAACAATTTCACGATAAATTGGCCTGCCACGAATGCGCACACAAAACCAGCCATCGTAAAATATGAGACAAACAACCAGTCGAAAGAAGTCAGTTTCGTCATTTTTGCCCCTCTGCTTCATGAAGATATATTCTCTTGCCTGTGCGCATAGATTTTGCTTCAAGCTGTTGCTTGACCAGACGTCTATGAGTGATGAAGCCGCGTCTCAGGCCAATAGCCAAAGACAATATGATGTATGGAATCATGAATAAGCCCCTGCGTCTGTCAGTTGTTTAAGTAACTCGCGGCCTTTTTTGGTCAGTTGATAATTCTCCGCTTTCCCTTCCGGCTCGACGTTGGCCACCAAGTTCATTTTCTCAAGTTTGGCACGCGTTTTTGGTTGCCAATGAGCATAAAAGCACGACCATTTACTGATTTCACGCAAGGTTTCCCTTTCCCGCTTACTTAATACGATCATCGCCAGTCTCCTTTAGCGTGTTAGTAATTTCGATGATGCGGTATATGTGACCACGTCTTTCCATCAGCCCACGCTTCACGTAATCGTTGATACAGCTGGACATCACCAGAATTCCGATGACGAAACCGACACCCAAAAAAACGATCATCCAACCGAGCATCATTCTTTATCTCCGATACGTTCTTCGGTATCGCGAAGGCATTTAGGCCATTTCAGCCGCGGATGACGCAGACTGCCATCTGGCGTATACTCGTGGAAATTCACCTTCACAATACGCCCCATGTATTTGTCCTGGTTATGCCAGATCTCATCGAGGTAGCGATGCTTGATTCCAGAAGCGCGGACCTCAGTTCCATCTTCGAGTCGAATGACGATTTTGCCGAGGGTATGTGCAAAGCCAGCATCCGGATCTCCAGGTAGGAAGCCGATAATCTCTCCATCAGCTTCGTTTTCATCTTTTAGTTTCCACCAGCTACGGGTGCGCTTGAATTCATAGACGGAATCCGGATCTTTACCCATCTCCCCTTCTTCATTTGCGTCCAGACGCTTCATAAAGCGTTCTACATAGTCTTCGTGGCTGTAAATGATGTAGAAGGGATGCATATGAATATCTGTAGCGTAATCCTGACCGCGAGTATTTTTGAACCACGCCACCAACATTGAGAGACGCTGTTTCAGCTTCATACCGTTCTTCTGGTATTCGATCGTTTTAGCCTGAACGCGCCACTCAGGAAGAAAGAAATCGAAGATATGGTAGATGGCGCCGACAGCCTTCACCTTCTTCTTGCGCAGCGCTGAGACGGAGTTATTAAACGAACCAGCAGTACCTTCGCCATCAAAGAAGATGTGTTTGTAGCCTGATAGCTTCCCCAACTCCAGCATGGCGGGTTTAAGGTGATCGAGAGATGTTATAAGGTTGCCGGTGCGCGACAGGAAATTAACCTCTTCCTCATCTACAATGACTTCACAGATGACGCGCAGCCCATCCAGCTTGAGACTGCCGATCATTGGCCACCTGACTTTGGGGTTTGGTTTGAATGGGTATTTGTCGCCTTTCTCCTTGTACGGAGAGGCCAGCTGTACCTCAAACTTCGGAATTGAGTTTTCGAACTACCTTATTGCAC